AAGAGGCGATAGATATCCAAAAAGAGCAGTTGGAACTGTCGAGGCGCACGGTGCGCAACTCAAATGACATCGCCCAAGTGGCTAAAAGAACCTACGCCGATCAGATCTTGGCAGCCGTTCGTGCCTCAACACTGGAGGATGAGGCACCATGACCGAACGGCAATCCTGTGGCACTTGCCGGTGGTTCCAGGAACACCCGCATACCACTATGGGGGAGTGTATGTTCCTCGCAATTGGGCAATCACCCGCAGGGATTAACCCGCTAACCATGCCATCTTGGGGGAGATACTGCACCGAATGGGAGACGACATCTGTACTAATTGAAGCAGGAGTAACCGATGGCTGACACCCACCCATCCGCCCTTGCCCCCGAGGATCTGGAGCGCTTGACGGGTTATCAGCGCCAGGGTGACATCGAGAAGTGGCTGCGGCAAAATGGGGTGCCCTTTTTCCGGGGCCGGGTCGGGGTGTGGACGACGCTCGATGCGGTCAACCAGGCCCTCGGCCTGCACAGCAACCGCCCCCGACCGGCGCCACCCACTGAACCCGACTGGAGTAGCCTGCGTTGACCCGCACCCGCCGTGTAAATAGAGACCTGCCGCCCAGGGTCTACCTGCACGGCAGGACTTACCGCTACGTTCCGCTGGACCCCAATACCCGGCGCAACCTACCGCCCGTGGCCCTGGGACGGGACCGCGCCGAGGCCCTCAAGCGCTGGGCCGAGCTCACCAGCCAGCCCAGCCTTGGCCCTATCACCTGTGAAGACCTGTGGGCCAGGTACGATGCGGAGGAAATCCCCCGTAAGGCCCTGGCAACCCAGACCAGCTATCGCAAGGGCTGGATACAGTTGTCCAAAGTATTCGGCAAAGTCCCTATCCATAGCGTCACCGCCCAGCATGGTTTCCAGTACCTCGACCTGCGCGGCAAAATCAGCGCGGCCCAGGCCAATCGGGAAATGGCCATCCTGCGCCACATGTATACCAAGGCGCGGCATTGGGGCTTGATCGCGGAGAACCCGCTGATGAAATTGATGTACCGCGCCCCTGAAGCCGCCCGGACCCGCTACGTCACCGATGCTGAACTTCAGACGGCAATAGAGCGCGCCAAACCGTGGCTGGGGGCGCTGATGTGGTTGGGGTATCTCACGGGACTGCGAAGAGGCGACTTGCTACGCCTGACCCGCTGGGATTGCAAGCCGGACGGTATTCACTGGGTGGAACACAAAACTGGGAAACGTGTCGTCATCGCCTGGACCGATGAACTCCACGCCCTGGTGGATCGCGCCCTAGCCGCCAGTCCTGACCAGCGGCTCTTTCCAGTGACTACCAGCGCCGTCGATAATGCCTGGACTGTTTTCCAGCAGGGGCTCGCCGCCGCTGGCTATGAGCGGTTCCTGATGCGGGATCTGCGTGCCAAGCACGCCAGCGATTTTGAGGCCGGCGGCGGGGACGCCACCGCCCAACTGGGACATTCCAGCCGGGCCGTTACTGCCCGCCATTACCTGCGCAAACCACGGGTTATGGTGCCGTTGCGCTGAAATCTTATTCCCAATTTGGAAATATGATAGGGATTTTTACTGCCTAACCGATTGATTAATAAGCAACGAGCAGTGGACTATGAATCCTCTACCCGTATCCAGATAGTTCAAACAGTTACGCACGATTTTGGGAATAAAGGCAGTCTGTAAGCCCCTGATTCACCAGAGACAGCATGGCACTTATTCCCAACCTAGCCAGGACCACCCATGACCATGCTCCTCGTTATCGTCTTTGTTGCCTGGGGACTCTACCAGATCCTGACCGGCAATCCGTTCGGCACCATCGCGGTGGTCTTGGGCGTACTACTCGCCACCCGCTCCAAGGGTGATATCGTCGATAACCTCCTGGCTGGCATGTTCGGCCTCGTCGTACTAGGCGGGGCCGTGCTGCTGGTTACTAAGTTGCTCAGCTAAAACGCCGGCGTAATCTGCCGTGCCACCCGCTCACTGAGCCGGTTCTTCTCGATCGTCAGCCGATCCAGGCGCTGGCGTTTCATAGTGCCAGTCATGCGGCTGTCAGTGATGGCCGTCATCTGCCGGCGGATTTCATCCAGGCGTTTCTTAGCCGCGAGTAGCTGCGGACGGTAGCGCAGCTTAGCGGCAGATTGCTGCTGCAAAGCTTTGGCTTGGTCGATGCGGCCCTCCTTCTTCATGTCGTTGAGGGTGCGGTGGATCATCTCCACTTCCTGGAAGGCATCAAAGAGGTCCGTCGCCCACACCGTATTACGGGCTGGCCCTGAGCCTTGCATAAAGGAGCGCACGATGGGCCAGTCACCCACGGCCATGGAGGGCTTCTCGGGGGCGCCTTCGCCCCAACGCACCATGGCGTCACTGAGCCCCATCAGGTACACGCCCAGCGTGCCCAGGTAGCCCTGGGTGAGATGCTCTAACTGCTTAGGACTAGCGCCCAGCCAGGAGCCCAACACGCGCATGGTGTCGGAGGTACGGCTGTCGAAACGGTTAGCGGGCAGTTGCCCGAGATCGCGCATGTTCTCGATAGGCCGATCAAAGAAAAAGCTTCTATTGGCCACGTTCTCGATGACTGGCATCGCCACCTGGGGGATGGGATTGAAGTTGAAGGTGCCGAGAATGTTGTGCTTGACGCTCCACCACATCTTGTCGTTTTCCTGATTGCCGGTGACAAAAGTGTTCCACATGCGCTCAGGAAGGGTCCCCGCCAGTACGCCGATCTCAAAGGGCTTGGGGATCATAAAGTGCTGATCACCTAACCAGAAGTGCCAATAGGCATCTTTTTTCCAGTCTTCCAACTCCTTGTAGCGATCGTCATCACCGTTGAGCATGGCCAGCGCTACCGAGAACGCGGCGATCTTGGCCAGCTTCATACCGATGATGCGCGGATCGGCCAGGCCCGCCCGGCCCAGCTTGCCGAGGCCCTGGATGCGGGCATTGAGGAATGGCACCATATCGGTGAAGCGCATCAGCAACTGGTAGTTGCCGCGCAAGGAATAGTCCATCAAATCCTTGGCCTCATAAGCCGCTTGCAGGGGCGACTTGCCCGCGGCAATCGCGGACTCGTAGGTGGCGAGGCGGTTGATATTCTCAGCCTTGTCACCCCAGGCGCGGTACTTCTCCCAGTACTTGTCCAGCACCTCCACCACCTTATCCTTGGTAGCTAACACGCCACGCTCATGGGCGGCAATCTGGGCTGGAATCAGACCTTTACGGCCCAGCGAGCGCCGCACCATCTGCGCCGCGGCCTCGGGGTCGGTGCCATGGACATAGCCACCCTGGAAAGCACCGCCTGAGAACACCAGATCCCAGTAAGCATCCGACTCGCCATAGGTTTTGCGGATGCCCTTGATAGCGCTAGAGGCAAACTGCATCCCATCCTTGTTGATGGCCCAGGCTTGCACCGCGTCCCGCACGAAGTTACGGATGATGAAGTCTGGCATGGACGTGACGCCCGTGGTGAGCAGCCGCTTGAAACTGCGGGCGGTGCGCGTCAGGGGATCGTTGAAGCCCATGAAGCCAAAGCTCTCGATGGAGCGCAGCAGCCCCGCATCGAGGACCTTGTAATAGAAGTTCTTGCCGTTGCGCTGCACACGAATGATGTCCTTGGCGGTGGGCGCTACCTTCGTCCACATCTTCTCCATCTCGCCCCGTGTCATCTTCTTGATCTCGGCCAGGACGTAATCAATATCGCCCTCGGGCAGGCCCAGCCAATCGGCCATCTCATAGACGAGTTCGGGGCTGTCTTTGAGCCGCTGGATCATCTCCGGTTTGGAGACTAGCACCTGCTGCCACTTGGTGGTCTCATCGACCATAAAGCGCGTACCGGACAGGTTGTCTGCGACCTGGCTGAGGGCATGGTTCTTGAGGCTGGCGTCGATCAGCTTCGTCCAGTTGGTGAGGATGTTCGCCAACAGATCCGCTGTGGGTGCTGCCCCACCCTTGAGGGCACGGATACCAGACGACTGATGCGACAGGCCCCGCGAGGTATGCGGCCCGAGCAGGGTGGTATCGCCTTCGGACTCCAGTTGCCGGTAGAAAGGTACATACCACTCCGACTCCCACTTGGCCCGTGATGCGGGATCAATGAGGCCCGCCTGCTGGGCAACATCCAGCATGGCCGTGTTGAGCGCGTTGTACGCCGCCTTGGCTTCCATGAATTTCTGCGCCTTGGCAGGCGTCGCCAGCGCCATGAGTTCGTCAATCTCCGCCTGGTCGAGATTGTGCTCGCGGCCCTCCGCCAGCAGTTGGTTAGCGCGATTACCCGCCATCCAGCCCAGCCAGTCGCGCATATCGTGGCCTAAGTTGCCTAGTGTCGTTAGTAGCCCCTGGGTGCCGCGCTTGTAGGCCAGCACGCCGTTGCGCCACTCGGGAGCGCCCTTGTTGAGCACGCCCCACAGGATGTCAGCGATACCCGCTGCCATGCGTGTCGAGACATAGCCGCGCTTAGCGAAGTCGGTAACGCCCACCTCCTGTTCAGCGCGGTCGATGTTGATCAGGCCGTCGAACAGACCCTCGTAGCTATTGGCCTTGAAGTCGGTAATCGCCTGCTTCCAGTTCTTACTGAGCAGGGTCCGCACCTGATCGGTCAGCGTCTGCTGCTTCTCCGGGGCCAGGTTCAGTTTGTTCCAGGCGCCCTCCAGGGTGGTGTTCTGGCGAGGGGAGAGGCTGAAGCGGATGTCGGGATTAGCGCCGTCGAAGGTGCCAATATTACCGATGGCGCTCTTGATCTGGGTGGGAGAGAATGCGATATAGGTATCTCCGCCTTCCGTATCTCCTCCAGGGGACTCTTCGCTAATAATTACACCATCGTATCCTGCTTTTTTAATACCAGATACCAAAGAATTTTTCCCATCGGCATCGTTATCAAACATCTCCCATGAGTTTGAGCTTATAAAGAACTCATGAATACTTACTCCGCTATTGCGCAGTTTTAGAGCATCAATCTCCATTAAATTATTACGCAAGTCTAACGGATTTTGTAGTGCCATATAAATTGGCATAACGTTTTTCCCTTGACCATCGCGCAGATACTCTTGAGCAAACTTGCGCTGCGGAGAGGCAAAGATTCCTGAGCGCGTGGTTTTAACATCACCAAAAATACCGTAATTATTTACACCTTCCCTGCCAATCTCAAAGGCAGAAATATCGGCATTGGTAGCGTGGTACAGTAATACGGGATGACCTTTACTATCTATCGGTCCATTACCATACCAAGACCAGAAGTTTTCCAATCCCTGGACTGTGCTAGTAATTTTCGTTCCAGCACTGCTAATATTTCCACGTCTCTCGCCATATACATTAACTCTAGTGCGAGTATTGGCAAATTCCTTTGGGAATAGATCGTCATCCTGATGCTTCATAAACGCCGGCACCAGCGCATCCGCCAAGCCGCCCGCCTTGGCATTCCCCCGCTCCACCCAACCGCGGGCCGGAATCACATACTCGCGCAGGATCTCATCCCGCGTTAGGCTGTCCGCATTGAGCACGCCCCACTTGCGTAACTGGGCGCGGATCATAGCCACCAATTGCCGGATGACGCCCATAGTGGGACGCGTCTGCGCCCATTCGGCCAGCACCTCTTCCGCGGCACTCAGTGCATCCATCCGCTTGCTCATATCCAGGCCATAGGCGCTGGCCTTTGCCGCTACCAGGTCCGCCTGAGAGGCGAGCACCCGGTCCAGAATCGGCACCAGTTCACGACCGAACAGCGCGCGCAGACCATGGTGGCCCAGGGTTTCATGGCGCAGCGTCGTCGCCAGGGTGGCCGCATCCGGCACCGCCTCGCTGTTGATCCACACCTTACCCTGGTGCCAGAAGGCATCGACATAATCAGCGGGGGCATTGGGATCTGCTTGCAGCTTGATCTGTCGCTGGCGCTCATACGCCGCTTGCACGGCGGGTGGCATCTCCGCCAATCCAGTGAACACCTCGAACTGCGGGGCATTGGCCCACGGCTTCATGATGCGGGCGATGGCTTGACGCAGGGCGGTGGGGCTGGCGGGGGTAGCAGTCTGTGCGGACTTGCTAAACCACGCCCCCGCCCCACTCCCTAACGTCCCCTGACTGGCCTTGCTCTCCAGTGTCCCATCGGCATTGACGATGATGGCGTCAATGACACGAGTGCCCGCCACTTGCGTCAGCATCCGCATCAGGTTGGTGGCGCTGTACTCATGCCGGGATTTAATGAGAGCCGCGGGCGCATTGGTGGCGTCGATCGCCTGCATGAGGCGCGGGATCTGCTCGTTCTTGCGCAACATGCCCATTTCCGATTGGGTCATGTCCAGCGTCGCTACCGGCACATGCTTATTGTCAAGCAGCACCAGGACGTTACTACCCTGGAGACCGCGCGCAAAGGCCATCGCCTGATCTGGATTAGTGATCGCCGCGATCTGGCTGCGCGGCTGGCTGCGGATCTGGCGCTCGGTAATGGGGATACTACGGTTGCGCACCAGGGGCGTGATGGTGATGCCTTGGGCGAGCGTGCCGGAATCCTCGGTAAAGAAGGTCGCTTGCGTACCGCGTCCTACAATGATGTGACCGCTGGGATGGATACCAATTGCCTTGAGCTTTTCGGCCAGCAGGTTGTTGATGCGCAGGTCTGGCACGGATACCTCAATAGCACCAGACGGATGGTTATGCGCAAACCACACCTGAGTGCCCCCATCCACCGCGGCAATAGCCGGCACCAGCACCTCGGGATAGACCATCGACTCCGCACGGCCACCCTTGGTGTGTAGCTGCACGTCCAGCACCTTGCCGTTGGCGTCGGTGACGACCGCATAGAACTGTTCTTGCGCGTGTTTACGCAAGGGGGCGACCAGATGCGCCACCTCCTCGGGGGTGGTGACGGTATCCAGTCCGCTGCGAAACGCGCCGGTAGCCACATGCTTAAAGCGCAGGAAGAAGTTATCCCGCGACTGGGAGCGGTTGACGGTCGGTGTTGGCGCGGGCGCGAAGTCGAAAGCGCCCTGGTTACTGGGCACCGTTTTCTTTTCAGCGATGCCGGTGGGGATATCGTAACCGGCCAAGTCCTCGAAAATAGCGACGTTGCCCGCTGCATCCTCGCGGGTTTTGATCGTCGCAAACAGATCATCAAACGCTTGAGTGATTGGCGCCATTTCTTCTGGCAACAGATAGGGGTAGCGCCCCGCGTTCTTGTTCAGCTTGTCAGCGGGAATGACGTTGGCTAGGAAGTCGTTGCTATAGCCCTGTTCGTGCATCCGCAGAATGACGTAGTTCTCGAAAGCTCGCGCCGCCCGCTCCAGGGTACGGGACCAATAGCCATCACTGCTCGACTTACGGCCATCTAGGCGCATAGCACGGTGGAGCATCGGAGAATCGTTGAGCGCCTTCGCCAGCGCCACCATGCGCTCCTCAACCTCGGGACGGACACCCTTGGGATGCTGGGGGTCCACCATCCAGGCGTCCTCGGCCAGGTAGCCACTGGTGCCACTGTTTTTGCGCCATTCCGCCAAGCGTTCACGGGTTACAGGCGAACCTTTGCCGTCCTTGCGCACCATCAGGGGCTCGGGTTTATGGGTGATGAAGTTGTTAGCGCGGAAGCCTTGCTGGTCGCCTGTGAATGCGGTGACGCCCCGCAGCCGCGAAAAGTAATTGTCCAACGCATGGAAGAGTTCGTGGGCCAGAGAGCCAGCACCGCGCGTCTTGGTGAGATTGATCACTAGGTTGCTGGGCTCAAAATGCGCCGAGGCTTTGCCGCTCCCCCGTGCCCCAAAGGCGATGCCCAGGGTGCCATTGAGCGACAGCGCTTGCGGTGGCACGTTGATGATGGACGCCAAGTCCATCAAGGCGTCATAGGTCTGATTCAGGAAGTCCTGACGCTGTTTACGGCCAGCGCCTTGCGAGACCCATTTCCCCCACTCTCCTCCTCTGAATCCAAAGGTATTCTGGAACTCCTCGGTAGTAACGTCCCTACCCTGACGCCAGTCCTGACCAGTTCTCGGCAAATTCTCCTGGGTACGCAGATCAGACTCGGTGATATTGTCACGAGCCTTCACATCCTCCCAGGCTTGGACGAGTTCCGCATAACGGTTCTTGAGCGCATCCCGTGCCTCTGCCGTCGTGGCAAAAGTCATGAGCTTGCGCTTCTCGCTATCGCCTAGCTTGATGATGTAGGGCGGGAGGGAGGAATCGCGGGGGACGCGGATTTCAAACTGCATCTGCTTTTCAGCCGCCGCATCACCCAGCAGGGCCTTGATGGCGTCCAGATGCTCAGTAGCCTTGCCATTGCCACGGAACCACTGGCTCTTGCCGTCAATCTGGACGATGACAGCCGGGTCTGTTACCAGTACGCCGTCCTTCATGGTGCTGGCATGGGGTAACTCGCGCACGGTGCCGATGCGGCTCCACTGCGAGCGATCCAACTGCTCCAGCAACAGCACTTTCGACTGCCACTCTTTCAGCGTCGGAAACTGCTTGAGATGTTCGGCAAATTGCTGGCGCGTCAACTTGTTATCTACGAACAGCGAAGCTATTTCGCGCAGCATTTTGACGTTAGCCACCCAGCGGTCGAGCTTCCAGCCTGACCGTGGCTTACTCGGGATCTCGGCCCGCGCCGCGTGAGCGACTGCCGCCGCGAAGGGGTCGGTAATCTCCTCGACATCCTTGAGTGGCCATATCTTGCTCAGGGGCTCACTGGCCAGTTGTTCATCGGTCATGGCCTCGCTGAGTTTCCGGGCCTGCTCTCTGCGGCTGGGCGGTAGCTGCTCGCCAAAGTTAGTGACGGTGGCGGTATCGGCTGGCTCTACCTTCTTGGCCTTCTCCAGTTCCTGCTGCCAAATGGCCAGCACCTTATCCGGGTCCATGTTGAGCTTAGCGCCATGCGGGAAAGCCGCCTGGCGTGATCCCGCCATAGCCTTATCCAGCGTGGCATAGTCTGCATCCGACAGCGCATTAACCCAGCGGTTGGCCTTGTTGATCGCCGCGGTGATGGGGCTATGCTGGGCATCCTCGGGCTCCATCTCCAGGGTGACGCGGGTTGGCTTGTACTGAGCATTATCTGGAGCTGGCTGGCGAGCGTCTTCCAGCGTCTTGTTATTTTTTGACTGACTGCCTATACTTTCATCAGGCCCCGCAAACGGAAGGGTAGGTGCTGGCCCCGAGGCTACCTCGGTTCCGCCTGCACTCCCTGTTAGCCCTGCGGGGTTTTTCTTTTGAATCGTAACGTGGTCATAGTAACGATTGCCATCTGTATGATTACGAACAAAAATAGTGACTTCGTGCTCGTCCCCGTCAAACTTTGCGGTAGTCTGGTAAAGCGTGATGGATTTAGGATCGGTGCGTCCCGTTTTGTCCGGCCTGACTTCCAACAACTGAGCTTGCTGAAGCAGTGGTTCAATATGCAATGCTGCAACGGCTTCTTGCCAAGTAGGAATCCCGGCATTCAATGCGTGTCTGATACCGGACCAAGCCACTGAAACCGCATCGCCATTGGCAGTCACCACGTTATGTGGTCCCTCGGCATAGCGCGGCTTTAGCTGCTTCAGCACGGACACTTTGATGGCGCTGCGATCTTCCAGCGGGACGCCTAATTCTTGCGATAACAACCTGGGTTCGCTTTTAGATGGCGCTGGTTGGGTCTCCGCTTTCCGCTCATGCGCCACCATGTCGGGCAGGGTCTTCCCCTCACTGACGGCGCGGTCGTAAAGCTCTCCGATTTTGCGTTGAGCGTAGCTGAAGGTGTTTTGATCGCCGCCCTTGATCTCTTGCTTATCGAGTAAGCGCATCACGCCTACATTGGCGTGCTCAATTTTGCTGCGAATACCGTCCTGGGTGGTATCGGCTCTGATCTCATCGGCATACAGATTGCGCAGAATAGAGAGGTCTTGGTCAAGCCTGGCTACCTCTTGGTTACGATAAGCGCGTTCCTTGTTGGCTTGTAATGACTGGAAGTATTCATCACGACTCATCTGCCAGGTTGCTTTGGCAGGCTGGGTCTCGGCCTGGGTAACAGCCTCCGCCTGCTGGTCGGTAGCGGCTGGATTGGCCTTCTGAGCCTCGACGGCGGTCGGCGCCGCTGGCGCAGCGGCGGGTGTCGCCACCTCCGTCTTGACGTAAAGTGTCGTCTGCACCGGAAAGAAATTGCCGCTGGCGGAACTGTACATGTGCCGGGTAACGGTCCCATCGCCGTTGTCTACCTCGACACCCATGCCGGGGGCAAAGCCACGGATGCGTCCTGCCATGAACTTGTTTTCAGCGGCACCGACAAACTTCTCATGCTGCTTCAGTTCGCGCCCGGCAAACTGCCCAAGGTAGGTCTTGCGCTGGGCAGGGTAAGCCTGGAGAACGTCCCTGTCTGCCTTGGCCGCAATCGCCGCCTTGTCGGCCATGGATAGGGCGTCTTCGGTCTTGGCAGGCGTTGTTGCTTGGACTGGCGTGCTGACGGCAGGTTGAGCCGTAGCCGCCGTCTCCTTAGCCAAATACCCCTCATTGCGCAGCTTCGGCAGTACCTTTGTCGCCAGTTCATGCTGCTTGGCCTTAGCCAGGTTCATGTGCCGTTGGCCGTCGCTGGTTTGCCAGGGTGAACCGCTGTTGTCACCCAGTATCTTGCGAATCTCACCGACCGCGATGACACCATCACCGGCATTGATGCGCACCTGAATCAACCCTTTGTTCTCAGCCGGGACGTTACGGCCCTTACCCAGATCCACATATTCCAGATCCTTGACGGTAGGAGGTTTGGCTAGGGTAGGAGCCTCTGGAGGAGCCGCTACGGCATCGGTAGCGGGGACCGCTATGTTGGTAGCTGGGGAAGGCGCGGGTGCCGCTGTGGGCGCTACGTGGGCGGTGGCTGTTGCGGGTGGTGGCGCCGGTGACGCTGGTTGAGAGGTCGCAAAGAAGTCGGGTTGATTGGGGTCGTTGTTGATTTCGGTCAGATTGAAGTCGTCAATCGCCAGGTCAGCCTGCTGCTTGGTTTCAGCCGCCGCATCAGCTTGCGCCTCGTTTTGTTGCCGCGCCTGTTCCGCCGCGTCCTTGGCTTGCAAGTCCGCTTCACTTTCCGGGGTGAGCGTGAGCGGGGGCGGAGTCCGCTTGGCGAGTGCTGCATCCAAGCGCTGCTGTAGACCGGAGCGGCGAGTACTGGTAGGCGCGAGCTTGGTCAGTTGTGCCTGGAGTCCAGCAATCTCATTATCCAACCGTACCTGAGCACGGGCCTCTGGGCCGCGCACGGGCGGCGGTTTAACCGCCGTAGGCGTCGTTGGCTGCTGAGTGGCTACCGTTGTAGTCGCTGGTGCTGTGGGCACGGCAGGGGCCGTCTCAGCGCCGCCTAGCTCGGCCTGGACGATGGCCATCAGGTCAGGATTGGTAGCCCAGTTCTGCCAGGCGTCTTTGTCAGACTTTAGTTGGGCATGCGCAGCCTTCAGGCTCTCGGGATCATCGACATTGACACCATACTTGGCGGCGAGCTTGGGGTTCTTGTTGGCACCATTGATGGCTTGCAGATCAGCGCTGATCTCGCGTTGCTTGCGAGCAGCAATCGCGCCCATGCGCTCCGCCGTCTGCATCTGGCTGTCATCGAAACCAAACAGGTCTACCTGCTGGCCACCCTCAGCGGGTGCCGCCATGGCCTTGACGGCTTGTAACGTAGCGAGCGCTTGGTCTGGACTGCGCCCCTTCTGCATCTGATCCAAGGCCACGGCCTGGAGCGCATCGTCTCCAGGCGCGGCATTGGCTATGGCTTCCGCGTGGGTATCGGTGATGGCACCGGCACGAATTTGGGCAATGAGTGTGTCACCGCCCTTAGCTGCGATGGTGTAACTCCGCTTTCCTGGATTTCTTTCCACAAGCCCTTCGGCGCTGGCTTGCTCGGGGGTGTAGTTGTGGGCTTTGAAGTAATCGACATAATCAATAACCTTACCTTGTCCGTCACGAATGTTAAGTTTGGCATCGAGTGCCACCGCTTGCTGCTGGTCAAAGCCATCCGCCTCGCGGTGAACTTGCACTGGTAGGGTGGTTTCGCCGGAACGCTGCGCCAAGTCCAGGCGATGACGCCCGGAGATGACCTCTTGCCTGCCATCCAGGCGCTCCCAAATTTGGATGGGTGCCGTGCCAGTACGGTCGAACTTACCGCCGAGCGGCTCGACTACTCCCTTGTCATTAGCGCCCTGCTTAAATTGTGGCACATCCTTAGAGAGTTGCAGATTCTCAATGGGCAGTTCCACGATGGGTAGATCTGCCGCCGCATTCTGCGCCACCGGGTCCGGGGTGCGGCGAGTGGTAGCGTCAACCGCTGGTACTACATTGATAGGCTCTGTTGGCGTGGCTATTTGCGCCGCACGATTCTGCGCCATCCGTTGCTGAGTCCCACTAGCCGACTTATCCGGTAGCGTCTGCATCACCTGCTCATCCGGCTGGGTAGTCAGCCAGGTGGGTACGGCCTCGTCGGCCTTGGCGTAATGCGGGTTGCCTTGGTTATCCCAAGCAAGCTGCGCTGTTCCCAGTTGCTGCAAATCGGATAGGTAGTTTGAAACCGCGGGTCTGGGATCTTGGTTACTGCGCGACTTCGGTACCAGGGCATCCAGGGTTGACCATCCACCCTTGTCCAGCTTCTTAGCCAGCGGCTTGATAGCGGCATTAGCCGTGTTCTCGATGGTGCTGCCATCCCAGGCGCCATCGGTAGGGCGACGCTGGGCGTCGGTCCAGGTGCGCGTTACCCAGTCGTGATAGGTCTCGCCGTCGTTACGGGCGGTTGTCGGCGCTACTGGCGCAGCCTTCTTGGGCTCCACCCGTAACCCCTGAGTCTCCTGCGGAGTAAGCTTGTCGGTCTCATACTCGTTACCCTGGATCTGACGCACGGGGACACCATCACTGGTGGTATGCGTGGGGATGAAGGGTGGGCGCTCGGGGGTTGGAGTAGATGCGAAGGGACTTGTTGTCGGCGGTGCGGTTTCTGCCTGTCGTTCGGCAGGAACGTCGGGCGTGATACCGCCTAGTGGCGCGGCTGGCGCTGGCGTGGTGGTAGCTGTCGATGCCTCCTGCTTGCTAGCCTCCAGCGGCGACTGCCTGGGAATCATCCTGGTAGTCTGCTGATCTTCCATGCGGTTGGGGATGATGGGCTTGGGCGCCAGTCCTGACGTACCGCTACCCGTTCCCGGTGGCGTCGGCGGTGGCGTGGGTCCGGTCTGAGGCGCCGTCGCCACAGCCGGGGGCGGGACGATGGGCTTCTCTTGCTGACGGTTGGCCTGCTGCTGTTGCTGATAGGCCGGGATCGGCTGGGTGTAGCCTGGCACCTTGATGGTTTCGCCGTTCTCCATGGCCGTCTTGGCTTGCGCCAGCCAGGCTTCGGAGACGGCGGGTAAGTTCTGCCGGGTGGCGATGTCCGCGGCGATACCGGCGACGGCATTGATGCGCTGTACCAGGGGCGCACCGGGATTGCCGAGGGCCTGCATGGCCTCGTCCTTGGTGGTGATGCCCAGTTGATCCTGGTCGAGACTGAGGGCGGCGAAGTGCGGTAGGTTGGTGGCGATGTAGTTATCGACGGCCTTGGGGTCGCTGAGATCCGTACCCGTGGCACGTTGCAGGGCGGTGCCGAGCTTGAAGGGCTGATTGGCGTCGCTCTTGGCCCATACGATCTCGCCCGCGGACATGGGCGCAGCCATGATGGATTCGAGCAGGGCCTCCTTAAGATTGCCCTGGCCGGTGGCCATCACCTCGCCCAGGTACTCGCCCGAACCCTCGCCCACGGTCTCCAGCGCGGCTGAGGCCAGCGTCCGCAGTGGGGCGCGTCCCGTGGACCGCGCCATGGCGCGAGCGCCTTGCAATAGGGCCTCGGAACCGACGCCCAAGGTAGTCATTGCCGTTGCCACGGCGGCATCATCCGCGACATCGACACCGGCCTTGGTGAGCGAACCCATGATGGCCTTGGACGCCGCACGACTGGGGGCACCCAGCAGCCAACGTGAGGCGCCAAGAGTGGCGACATCCACGCCCGTTACGCCTAATGCCTTGAGCGCACCTTCACTCATGCCTTGCTGGGCTTCGGCAGGCGTGAGGCCATCAGCACCCGACTCCATGAGGCGAGCCCCAGTTTCAATGCCGAGGTTTCCCAGGAATCCGCCAGCGATAGCGCCAACTGCCGTACCAACTGGACCCAATAAGCTGCCAGCCGCTCCACCGGCATACATACCACCCATTACCGCGGCGGAGTTGGGGGCCTGCGCCACAAACTCTTGCAAAGCGCCCTGGGGATGCTCCCAGATAGCGCCAGCCATACCCTTGACGCCTTCGATGAAGCCGGGGTTATCCGGGAGCGCGGCCATGGCCTGGCCAAAGGCTTGCTGCTCTTTGGGCCGATTGAACGCCTGCTCCTGCGCCGTCTTAGCATTGGCCTCGACACCGGCATAGTCGCCCATATAGACGTTTCCGGTGGCCTTGAGGTTGCCCATCAGGGTATCGACACCACCGCCCAAGGCTTGAACGAGCTTACCGACAAAACCCTTCTCGGTCGGAGCGGCGGGCTTGGAGAGATTCTTATACCAAGAATCCGGGATACCTCCCTTCGCTATGATCTGATCGTCAGTATCAGAGGCGCCGTTCAGTACTGGCGCGATGGGGGCGCTAGCTACCTGTGGCGTACTCGTCTCCAAAGGACTGCGCGCGATTCCCGCAGCCGATTCCGTTTCTTGAGCATAGGGATTGTAATACCCGTAACGATTATTTTGAGAATCGTCGAGCGGAACGCGCAGCAATGGAGAGTATGCCATGGGAGACTACCTATAATTCGAGTTAAACCCGTGCGGTCTGATCTTCTTTTTTCTTAAGATATTCAGTAAACCAGGCTAAACTCTTATTCTGACGAAGTTTTGAATCCTTGCGATTAGCAGCGTCAAGGCGGGATTGATCGCCAGCAAAATCAAACGGGCTATCGGTAACGTCTGGAACTTCGTTGCTAGTTAACGGATTGCCTTGAGGTTTGTTTTTGGTTTTAGATCTTTCACGCCGGTTGGCTTCAATAATTTTCTGAAGCTCTGATTGCTGGTCTTCAGGTGTCGCCAACCCTGATAGGTAACTCAGTTGCTCGTTAGAAATATCAGGACGCGAGTAGGCGATATTGAGCGCTGGCGTTATGCTTCCTGTAGTGGTTATAACATTTTTGATAATGTTATCACGCACATCTTTATACTGGGTGGCCTCAAACTCTTGACGTGACTGTGCGAGTCCAGCGTAATCATTGGCCGTTTTTTGTTTGAGTTTAGCCGTTTCGATATCCAGCTTGTTAAGTTGATCGGGTCCGAGTCCTTGGCTGGCGAGCGCATCTAAACGATCATTTTCACGACGAGAGGCACTCTGTCCTAAAATCATGCGGTTGCTATCTTCAGCCGTCCAGATGCGGCCACCCTTAGCTTCGACCTCTTTCTGTTTGGCATCTAAAGCGGCTTGAACTTCAGGAGGATAGGAGTTATTGATAACACCGTTTGGATTTTGCTGATTTTGCCAAGCATCAATACGCGATTGATTCCAGCCTTTAGGGTAATCGGCGGGACCGAGTATGTACGGCATCCCGCCTGGATCACCTATATTAGGTTGAGTAATTGGTGAGGTACGGGTTGTGGTGGGAGACTGATCCGTGGCGGTGAGTGGACCCGTGTTTCCCTGTTGATACCTAGACGTGATATCTATAGGGCCACCAATAACCGAGACCGAGGGAGGCTGAGTAACTCTACCCAGCGCGGACTGGGTTATCTTTGAAGGACTCGGCACAAGTTCTGAGGTATTGGCGGAAGTTGGTCCGCTCACGCTATTGGGGAAGCTAAGTGGGTTTTGCTGTGGGTATTTATACTGCTCGATATTTAACGGGGCGTTAGCGATACGCGCTGTTTCTGATTGCTTGAAGGCGGATACCGGCATAGCTTGGTTATAGGCCCAGGTTTTTGTAGCATCCCAAGCCTGACTTAACGCATCGCCAGTTTTAGCATTGACCGCTTGCTGATGCGCTTGAAATGCGGGGGTTTCTTCTAGCGGGCTGGATGACTGCCTTGCTGATGCGTTGTTAGCCGCCTGTTCTGCGGCCAGTCGTGCCGCCTGTTCTGCAGCGAGTCTTTTCTCTTCTTCAGTCTGGCTATTGTTGTACGCGGCCATGATGTTAACCTCTAGGTTTGTATTTAGAACAGTTACCGCCATCGCTGGGGGAGTGGGCGAGACGATAGCGGCACCGGATGCCCTGGCATGGACAACCGTAACTGAGTAGCCAACGTCAGGTATAGCATGACTTAAAGGTGCTGTTTTTCTTCAACAATGTCGCTCTTCAGCAGCACATTGATCTGGCGCTTAATGACGGCGCGTTGGTCGTTGAGGATATAGACCTGCCGTGCCAGGTTAATAAAGTGCGAGTCGAAGCGCTGCTCCTTTTCACACTGACGTTTGCCGTCTTCAATCTGCCACAGGGCCCCGTTAATGAGCAGCAATTCCTTGTAGGCTTTACCCATGTCTTCAGTAAAATCAAGCGTGTTCAGCACCGTCTCAATGCCACGGGTTTCGGTGATGATGTTGGCTAGCTTGGATGGGTCGCTAATGTGCAGGCGTTTCGTGACCAGAATGGTGTGCTTGTCGAACACTTCACCCCAGGCCACGGGAATCATGGGTGCATTCATCTTAGCTGGGTAATACCCAATTGATAGTCATGGAACAATATCTTAGCACCAACAGCCTGCGCATATTCAGCTACCAAAAAACCCTTGCCGCGTGGCTGGAGTGGACTGTCGTCAATGACTACCAGAGTGTCCGCATCTAAGAGCGGTGCTATCGCCACCAACTCTTTGAGGTGGTGAGCGGCTGAGGGATAAGGGTTTTGGAAATCGACATCGAACGAATCCAGGTAGAACATAAAGGAGGCATGGGTGGGCCAGGATCGTTGCGCCAGCCGATGCAAACCGGCTACAGAGTCCTCGGTATAAACGGATACATGCTGACTCACCCAGGGGCGGCACTGCGGATTGATGTCGAGCGTATGCACCTGGGCTACCTGGCGCTGCTGCACATAGCGATCAAAGATCAGAGTGCTTTGGCCATCACCCGCCCAATTATCCAGGGTTCTCATTGAGCCGGTTTCGATGATAATAAGCGGGTCCGCCAACTTGTCGAGATACTCGAAGGTCTGGCGGAAGGTGGCCTCCCGGTGCGCTAATTGCGGCGCCGCGGTAGACTCAAAGAAATGCCAAAAGTCATTTAGAGATGCCATGTTTGCGACCGCGACTGCTCCTGAGCAAGACCCTCGTTATACCGAGGCGATTAGCTGCCACCAGGAAGGTGATCCCCACCGGGCTCTACCACTTTATCAGCGGCTCTATCAGCGCTGGCCCTACCACGCCCACCTATTGGCCAGCTATGGCACCTGTAAGATGCAGACGGGAGATTTAGCCGGTGGCTTGCCCCTGCTGGAGCAGGCACTCAGTTATGCCCCGGACCTAGCCTTTGCTCTGGCTAACCGCGCCAGTGCGCTGTCGTCGTTAGGACGCTATGAGGAAGCGCTCGCGGCTTACGCGGCACTACCGGACAGCGCCAACAAGTGCGCCAATAAAGCAACGCTGCTGGCCCACCTCAAGCGCTACGAGGAGGCCGTGACACTCTACCAGGAGGCTATCGCGCAGACACCGGACGCCGCGTCCTATCATCACGACCTGGGTTCCGTGCTGTCCTTGCTGCATCGCCATGAGGAGGCGCTGGCCTGTTACACCGAGGCGCTACGACTGCGCCCTACCTATGCCAGCGCTTATCGTAACCAGGCTCGCCTGTACCACGAGCTCAAGCGCTATGATGAGGCTGTCGTTGGCTATAACGCGGCCCTGGCGCTGGATACGAACGATCCCAACGCCTTTGCAGGCCTGTGTGCGTCGCTGATTGAACTCAAACGCTTTGATGAGGCGCTACGGGTCATCAATGAAGCTCTGGCGCTACAACCCGCAGTGATCCTGTTGCTGTACAAGGCGGTGATTCTCTACCACCTATTTGACTACGGTGGCGCCCTAGCCTGTACGGATGAAGCACTGGCCCTGGAACCCGCCGCAGCAACGGCCTGGGCGCACAAGGGCTATGTGCTGATGGCCATGCGCCGGCATACCGAGGCCCGCGCCTGTTACGACCAAGCGCTAGCCTTGAACCCAGACGGCAATGATGAGAACTGGGCGCACGCGCTACTGACCCTCAGCAGCGGTGATTTCCTAGGCGGCTGGCCACTCTATGAATGGCGCTGGCACCGGGAAGAAGGTAAGCACTACGTCAGTTCCTGGCCCAAGGCGCCTAAGTGGCTAGGTGACTGGTCTATCCAAGGTAAGACGCTGCTGGTGCTCAGTGAGCAAGGCATGGGCGATACCCTGCAATTCTGCCGCTTCGTGCCGCACCTCATTAGCCTGGGAGCTAAAGTAAAACTGGTTGTGCAGAAGCCGCTGGTCAACCTGCTGCGTAGCCTGCACCAAGAGGTAGAAGTCATGACCCAGGAAGGTGGAATTGGCGGCTTCGACTTCTTCACGCCGTTGCTGAGTCTGCCCATGGCACTCAAGATCACCCTGCATACCATCCCGTGCCGCCCCTACCTGACGCCACCACCCGATATGATCCATCATTGGCGTGATGAACTAGGGGTAGCGACGCGCCCACGCATCGGCCTGGCTTGGTCAGGTAATCCCAACCCCAAGAGCGATCACAAGCGCACCATCCCCCTAAAACTTCTTGCTCCGATCCTCGTCCAAGACGCCGACTTCTACGTCCTCCAACGTGATCTGCGCCCCGAGGACGATCTGACGGCATTCCCTAATTTGCATCACCTTCCCGAGGCACTGAATGGCTTTGATCAGACGGCGGCCCTGGCTATGAACATGGACCGCATCATCACCATTGATACCTCGATCACCCATCTGGTGGGCGCTCTGGGCCTACCAACCACCGTACTGCTGCCCTACCATGCTTGCTTCCGCTGGCTGACAGAGCGAGAGGACTCGCCATGGTATCCTTCCATGCGCCTGATACGGCAAACCGTACCGGGCGATTGGGATACCGTTATCCGCCAATATTCTCGGTTGTTGATTGACTGAAACCAAGATTCGTAGAGAAGCCTGTCGAACTGGAGGCAGAACGGCTGATATTAAGAACGCTCATCGCTGCCGATGATAGCTGTGCTTCCACGGCGGCAATAGACTTCAGCGCCTCTTGGCTGAGATCCGCGGACTTTATCAACTGCTGAACATTTAGGTTAGCCTCGCCCAGTAGCACGTCAGCCCCTGTCTTCCAGACTTCGGCGGTGATGCGGTTGCCCTCCATGGTGCCCAGATACTTGGCTTTCTCGGCGTCGATCTTGGCAGTAATGCCTTGCATCTCAGCGCTGAAGGCTTTGGTAGTCGCATCGAGCTTGCCGACCTCGCCTTGTAGTTCGGCATTGAACAGATCGACATAGGCTTTGAAGATTTCCGCTTTGATCTGCTCTGCGGTAGCGAAGCCGTTGATGCGGGCCACCTCGGCCTGTACTTCAGCCCCGTAGGCATCCACCCGGCTACGGAAGGCATCGACCAGCGCCTTGTAAGAGTTGATCTTGGCGGTCTCGCCTTCAATGGTCTTGCCCCAGGCGTCGAACTCGACCGCCTTGGATTGCACTAAAGCAGAATAAGCGTTGATCTGGCTATTGAAAGCGTCCGCTTGCACCTTGAAGACTTCGATACGCGCCTTCTCGGCCTCGACCAGGGTGTTGAAGTTTTGATACTCCTGCCCCTTGGCCTGCACCTCGATACTGTAGCTCTGCATCCGTGACGCAAAGGCGTCCGCAGAAGCTCGATAGGCGTCGATCTTGATCTTTTCGGCTTCGACCTGGGTGTTGTAGCCCTGGTACTCCAGACCTTTGGCCTGTACCCGTCCGGTATAGGCGTCGATCAGTCCTTTGTACGCCTCCACGTCGATGCGATAGACATCGTGCTTTAGCTTCTCGGCGTCCACCGCGGACTGGTAGCCTTGCCACTCAGAAGTCTTGGCCTGAACTCCGGCTGAATAGGCATCAACCAGGGAACGGTAGGCGTCCACTTCGGCGCGGAACATCTCCATCTCGGCCTTCTCGCCGTCGATCTGCGCCCGATAACCGTCCCACTCCGCGTTTTTGCCCTGGATACGCGCCACATAGGCTTGCACCTCGGAGGCGTACACGTCAGCCGCGGTCTTGAACACGTCACCCTTGATCTTTTCGGCCTCGATGAGTTTGACGAAGGTATCTACCGTGAGGCCGTGCGCCTGCACTTGTGCCGCATAGGCTTGAATCAGATTGCCGTAGGCATCGACTTCTGCTCGGTAAATCTCAGTCTTGCCCTTCTCGGCGTCGATGAGAGTACTGTAGCCCTGATACTCTGCCGTCTTGGCCTGGACCCCGGCGGCATAGGCGTCAGTCAGACTGCGATGGGCGTCAACCTCGGCACGGAAAGCGTCGATCTCGGCTTTCTCTCCCTCCACCTGGGCCAGATAACCCTGCCACTCCGAATTCTTGGCTTGGATCTTGGAAACGTAGGCTTGGATCTGGTTGGCATAGGCGTCGGTCATGCTCTTGTAGAGATCGGCCTTGGTCTGCTCTGCCGCCACCCGTTTGCCGAAGGCGTCCACCTCGATACCCTTGGCCTGTACTTGCGCGTTATAGGCTTGAATGAGACTACCAAAGGCGTCCACCTGGACCCGGTACAGATCAGACTTCACTTTCTCGCCATCCACCAGGGCGTTGAAGCCTTGGTACTCGGCGGTCTTGGCCTGGACACCAGCGGCATAGGCATCGGTCATGGCTCGGAACGCATCGACCTCACCGCGGAAGCCCTCGAACACGGCCTTGCTGCCATCGACCTGGGCCACATAGGCTTGCCATTCGGCGGTCGTGACCTGCACCCGTGCTGAATAGGCTTGGATCTCGCTGGCGTAAGCATCGGCCAGCGCCTTATAGATATCCACTTTGACCCGTTCGGCATCTACCCGCTTGCCGTACTGGTCAACCTCCATGCCCTTGACCTGGATCTGGCTCATAAAGGAGTCCATCAGGCCCCGATAAGCCGCGACATCAGCGGCATAGATTTCCGACTTGCTTTTCTCAGCCTCGACACGGGTAGCGTAGCCTTGGAACTCGATACCTTTGGCCTGCACCATGGCGTTGTAGCCGTTCACTTCCTGCGCAAAGCCCTCGGCCTGGGTGCGATAGATGTCGGCCTTGGTTTGCTCGCCCTTGAGCGTGCTGTCGTAGAGTTGGTATTCCAGGCCCTTGGCCTGGACCTGACCAGTGTAGCCCTGGACGTTGGCCAGATAGGCATCGACCAGGGCTTTGTACACTTCCACTTTTCCCAGTTCCGCCCGCACCTGCTCACCGTAGCTTTGGAACTCGGTGTTTTTGGCGTCGGCTTGCACCTTAAAGGCCGCAGTCAATGAATTAAAGGCATCGGCCTGGGCCTTGTAGATGTCTGACTTCACTTTCTCCGCGTCGATAGCCTTGCCGTAAGCGTCGAACTCCAGACCCTTGGCGCTGACCAGACCGCTGAAGGCGGCGATGCGGGATGCAAAGGCGTCTACAGTGGCCTTGTAGTAGTCCACCTTGGTTTGCTCACCGCGCAGCACCGACTCGTAGCCCTGATACTCCAGACGCTTGGCTTCGATCTGCGAGGAGAAGCCCTTGATCTCGGTGTCAAAAATGGCGGCTAAAGACTTGAAGACCTCGAACTTGGAGGTCTCGGCCTTGACCTCGCTGTCATAGCGATTGATATCAACCGCGCTGGCTTGCACCTGGGCGTTGTAGCCCTGCACCCGCGCCAGGAAGTTTTCGTTCTGGATGCGATAGACATCCAAGGGTGCCAGACGGGCCTTAACCTCCGTCTCGTAGGCTTGGTACTCGATGCCACGGGCACGGGCTTGTTCACCATAGGCCGACACTTCCGCCGCGAATATTTCTACCCGCGCCTTGTCGATGTCCACCTTGGCTCGAACCCCGTCAATCTCGGCGCGATACATCTCGATCTTCTTAACCAGAGCATCGACCTGTGCGACATAAACCGCGACCTGTTGTTGGTTAAGTTCGCCAATGAGCTTCTGCCCTTCGATCTCGCTCTTGAAAATCTCCAGCTTCGACAGTTCCGCGTCAAGCATGATCTTGTGTGCCTGGGCGCGGATGTTGTACTCGTTGATCTCGGCATTGTAGAGGCTGATCTTGGCGTTCAACAGCAGGGTGGCGATCTCGTAGATGGCCTTCTCCGACTCCAGAGCCCGTGCCGCCATCTGGCTGTGATACTGCACCAGCATGGTTTCCAGGGCCGTGCCTTGCGCCAGGGCCACTTCAATATGCTTGGCCTCCATGTCGGCCCGTTTAATGGTCTGCTCACGCAACAGGTTGGCATTGATGTCCAGATACTTCTGCTCGGCGCGTCGCACCTGGGCATTGAGCGCCCCACCGGGGACCGCAAAGCCACGCATCGCCCAGCGCTCGCTGGCTTCGGACAGCGATGCTTCCCGTTCCGCCAGCGCTGCGGCCTTAGTGGCATCCCACATCATGTCCCAGATGACATCGGGGATGCCGGTGCCACCCGCTAGCATCGACTGCACACGGGCAGAGAGCGCGGTCAGCGTCGCGGAGGTGTACTCCGTCTCGACCCAGGAGAAGGTCTCGGTTGGCGCTGAGAAACTCGGATCGTTGAGTGACGCTCCCGGCAGCGTCAAAGGCGTCATAGTCGGCAGCGTGAAGTCGAACAGTGTCGGTAGGTCCGGCATGGTCGTGGTCGGCATAACCGGCACGGTAATGTCGCTCAGGGTCGGTGCCGTAGCCGCAAACGACAAGGACGGTAGATTGGGTGGGTCAGGGAGGGTGGCCAGGCTAGCGGGAACCGTGGGTGGACTGTCGAGGGTGAACTCGGATAGCGTGATACTCAACGGGTTGACGAAGGTCGGCGCCACATAGGTAAAGCTGGGCTGGCTAACCGTGAACTCAGTCGGGGCGGTGATAGTAGCGAAGGTGGGCGCGGCTACCGTCAGTTCCGGTGGCGCCTGGGTAAAGCCCTCCGGGGCCGTACTGAAGGTGAAGTCCGGTGGATCAATCGTGAACGACGGCGGGGCCAGCGTGAACGAACCCGGTACGTCTGGGAAGTTAATAGTGGGTTCATCCGCCGTAAAAGCCGGAAGTGTCACCGACATGGGATCAGGCGCGGTCGGTGGCGTATAGGTGGGCGCAGCCAAGGTGAAGCTGGGCGGAGGCACCGTCAAGCTGTCCGGCGCCGTCGGCATGGTGTACGCCGGTGCCGTTGCCGAGAAGGTCGGCGCGGTCGCGGAGAACGAAGCCGGCGCGTCCGGCATAGTGAAGTCGGGCTGCGCAGCCGTAAACTCAGGAATGGCGATCGTAAACGCGTCCGGGGTGTCCGGCATACTCATCGACGGCGCGGCCTTGGTGAACACCGGCAGCGTAATGGTCAGCGCGTCAGGCACCGTTGGCACGGTAATGCCAGGCGCCGGTACGGTAAAGTCAGGGGCGGTCTGCGTAAACGCATCGGGCGCATCGGGAAGCGTGAAGCTCGGCGCGTCCAGGGTGAATTCGGGCATAGTCACCGACAGCGCATCGGGGGTAGCTGGAGCGCTGAAGGTCGGTGCCGTTTTAGTGAAAGCGGTTAGGGTGAGGGTCAGCGCGTCCGGGGCCGTTGGCAAGGTGTAGGTGGGAGGCGACAGCGTGAACGAGGGCGCTACCAGACTGAAAGCCGATGGTGTCTCGGGGGCGCTGTAGGTAGGCTGTGCCAGGGTGAATGCCGCCAACGTCGCCGTCAGTGCATCCGGTACTGTCGGGGCATTAAAAGTCGGGGCCGTACCGGAGAAGGTCGGCAAGGTCAGGGAGAGCGCATCAGGTGCAGATGGCGATGAAAAGCTGGGAGGTGTTGAGGTGAACTCAACAGGAACAAGCGTGAATGCGTCTGGAGCCCCAGCGAAACTAAGAGTAGGAGATGGCAGCGTGAACGATGGCGCTAACCCCGTGAACGGGTCTGGAGCGGACGGCATTGAGAATGTGGGAGCCGTCGCTCCAAAAGTCGGAGCGGTCGCAGTTAACGCATCAGGGGCATCTAGGTAGGAGACTGAAGGTGAGGCCAGAGTGAACGATGGCGCCGTGCCAAACGAGCCCTCGGGAATATCATTGATAGTCGGGGTATAGAGCAACGTAGGCGCGGTAAACCCGAACGAGGGCACGCCCGGTATGCTCGGGATATCCATCGGATCTGGGGTGACGATGGTTCCCATGGTGCCAAGATTGATCGTTACCTCGGCAAACGTCCAGCCGAGAGCTAGGCGATCTCCTAACTCATGAGCGCGTGCCGCCGCTTCTTCTGCCAGTCCGCGATACTCATTGGTAGTATCTATTTTCGGATACGAAGTCGGTGGCTGAAATACTGGTAAGCCCATGGTTAAACTCTCCGCTGCAAGACGACGGGCAGAATGTCCAGCGTCTCTAGTTCAAAATCCGCACTACCAGCTATCTGGAACTGCCAGTAGCGGGAACGCACCCCTTTCCCTAGCTTGAAGCGCTGCATGACCGCTACGGGTGAGGTAACGTCCAGAGCGTAGTCCGCCGTGAGAGCGCCCGACTCTTGTGGGACACTGACCGTCAAGGTCAGACTATCCGCGGCCCGATAACCGGCATAAGCGGCGGTCAGGGTCTTGAGGTGCGGTTCGCCAAAGTCCAGCAGGGCGGTCGTTATATGGGCCGCAATAGGTATATCAGCATCGGTATCACCGACCAGTTCATAAAGACCATCGTCCTTAGTAGCGAACTGACGATCCACGTGGGTGGCAAAGCCCGTAAAGTCGTAATTGCTATAGAAGTAAGGCGCCTGGGTTGCCAGGTTTAGCACCGGGGTCATGATGGCTCATCCGCAATGGTTTCTTCGGGGAAGCGCACATAAAAAGTCATGCGGAACTGCGCCTTGACACTCTCAAAGAAATCACCGTAAGTCATGAAACTACCCGGTTCGTAGCGCATTGTGACTGCCAGTGGTTTATCAGCCATCTCGTAATAGCGATCATGCAGCGTTTTGAGAAAAGCCAGCGCCACGGCGCGGGCATCGCCCGTCACGGGATCACAGACCGCTGCTGTCAGTTCAAAAAGATCGGTGCGGTCAATGGTGATGTTCGTGCCGTCGAAGCGCCAACTCGGGAACATCGCGGTCGGGGCTAGATCCACAGCCATTAGGGTTCTCCTGCGATGTACTTCTCGGGGAAGGTTAGGTAGGTAGTGGCCACATAATCGGCCTTGACTGCCCCGGAAAATGGACCGTTCGGCATCATATAGCCAGGATTATAGTCCATAACGACCGCCTTCGGCGGATTATCCAGTTCCACATAGGCGTCCCACATGCTGTTGATCAGCGCTAGCATCACCGCTCTCCAGTCGCCGGTAGTGGGGTGAGCCTGAGCCGCCGTCAGTTCAAACAACGAGGTCAGCGGGATGCTGATGGTGTCGTTACCACTGTCATAAGACCAGCCAAACAACATGTCTTGTGGCGACCAGAACCCATGCACCGACCCACCAGGGGGGACTGTAGTAAGGGTCACGGTCGTTACCGGAGGATAAACGGGACTAGTCATCGGCATAATCCAAGGAATGAGAGGAGCGTGACGGAATTCCGTGGCGGATGGAAGTAGGACGGCTTCCAGAATAGCCGGATAGGCATCAAAGTTCATGATGACGCTAGGTGGCTCGACTGGAGGCAACGCCGTAGCAATCGCATACAGGTTGAACAACACCGTCACAGGCTGCACCGGGAAAGCCATAGCAAAGGCAGCTAGTGGCAGAGAGGTCGTAGGAATCCTTGAGTCGCTAAAGGCCTGGGTCGGTGGCGTAAAACTTGTGGTATAGCGTGCAACGCCGGGTGTAACACGCAAATCATCTAGGTATCCGTTTAGATAATACCCATCAATGTTGCCACCAATACGCACATTCGTCGCAACCGGGGTAACGTTGGTGGAGTAGCTCCAAGTGGCGGTGTTGACAACACCGTCCGTGAACAATCGGACGACCCCGCTTGCCCGGCTAACGGCGATATGGTGCCAGGCTCCCGTGGTCATGGTGGCCGTCGCGGTTAGCCGGCTACCACCCATAATTATATCGAGCTTATTGGGATACAGACCTAACTCAAAATCCGAGTATCCGGGTGTTGTACGTCCGTCAAGGATTGGCACATAAGTTGATGCAGTGGTTACATAGACCCAACACTCAATGGTGAAGTCACCCACAAATGTGAGTGCCGCCCGCGGAACTGTCAGATAATCGCCAGCCCCATCAAATGCCCCGCTCGCCAGACCAAACTTGCTCTTGTCGGTTTCGATATGGGCATTGCCATAAACAGTAATCGTTTTTGGCGACGGGCTGTCGTCCGTAAAAGTCGTGCTATTGTCCGCGCCGTCAAAGTGCAGTAGCAAGCTAACATTGTTGTAATAACTGTCATCGGACATAACTTAACCGTCCCGCTAACAAAAAAGGGTTTTATTGCTCATGAGGGTGCCGTTCCAGCATAGGGGCGGGTGATAGCCATGAAGATGCGATTGTTGTAAGGAGGACGGATACCCTCAAACGCTAACGGCCAATCGTCGGTTACCGGCCAGCCGCCTTCTTCTGATTCCGTATAGCTCGGGTCATAGGTGATCCACAGTCCCGCGTTGTTGGTAGTCAGGAGATCCGTAATATCGGTCGCTTCTCCGTTATATAGACCCCAGTATGTAAACTCATGGTGGTCACTGTAGTAATCCTCACCGTAATACTGGTATTGGACGCTTTCAATAAACACGATACAACCATCCACCGTTTCCGTCGCGCACAGGGTCGGTAGCCGCGCTTCGTAAAGCCCAGAGGATTCATTGAAAAAATCCGTCACATTAAACGGCGCGGTTTCATCATTCCAAGTGGTGGAACCGACATTGGAAGTCGGACCTTGTATGTCGGTTCTAACATATCGCCCTTCGCTATCATAAATTCCGGTACCTATTAATGAATACCCGGAATATTCACCGACTATACCCATAGGACCATAAATCACTTCTCTGCTAGGGGGAACTACTCTATTGTTGGTAGTTCCCATTATTCGCGCTAACCCCTGCGCACGCATCCAATCATAGATTTCCCCATAGGGGGCACGTCCCCAGTATTGATCCCAAACATCACCAGCCTGATAACCGGCCATGTCAGTACGACTATAGATAACGTCATAGGGACTCTGAAGTATTGACCAGGTTTCAGTACTGTGATCAATCCTACCACCGCCACTCCATGAATAAGAATAAGAGGTCTCATCGTAAATATCAGTAAACGGAAATTCTGTCGTCGTTCTCCTTAAAGTAAAGGTATAGTATTGCCTACCATCGTAAGAAATATTATAAACAATCGTAACCGAACCATCAGCAGGCTCGGTCGAATAGGTCTTTGGTGTACCTGCTATGAAAGCATCCTGAATAATATCTCGACGATTCATTAAGAACGATTCACCATCGTCAAGAACCTGCCAGGTGCCTTCCATATCCAGATACTCAAAAGCATAGTGATATTCAGTATCAATGACTAATAGGCTATCCTGGTAATAACAAGATAAGATACCGATGTCAGTTGGCCACTCTACATCTAATTCCACACCTTTATCACCATAAGCATACAACGTACTCGTATCAATGTAGTCTCTGCCTTCGCCATCAGGGTCGGTACGCTTAAATCCCCAAGGCGAAGTAGGTGTCGTAGCGGCTGGATATTCAGGAAACTCTGCGGGTGGATCAGGTGACTTCTCCACAATATTCGCCACGCCTGTCGTGGTGGCGATACTGGACATGAGACGCCCACGCGCCACCTCTGGGAACTCGGTCAGCTTAAACAAGCGCCAGGTGCCAGCCGTGCCTAAAAGTTCGCCATCAACGGTCATATCTGGATTAGGCTCAAGACAGAAGGCTACATCCCCTTCGCCTTTAATACTCCAAACATACAGTCCGCCGATATACTCGGGTTCTTCTTCTGGTTCCTTTATAGGTCGTGGTGGTAGTTCCACCAGTGATCGCACGATAGGGTTGCCAAAAGCACCCTTGATAACCTGCGTGTAGATGGCGCCATGATCGCCGTTAGGTAAAGTGATGGGGGTCTGGACCGCATACTGAAGCAGTTGCAAGTTGTCCATCATCTGGAGGCAGAAGTCCACGGCCAGGCGTGACTGACGGTCGATGTAACTCTGCGCGACTTCTGGCCAATGCTCGGTGCCTGAATACTTGCGAAATACCGGCCCCGTATATTGGCGTTGCCAGATGGGGTTGACCCCGTGCGGCATCGCTAGGCGACCGTTACCTGGGCGATGCCGCTGGCACTCCACAGCACCGGGAAGACGTTACCCACGGTCGCGGTCTTACTCTCGCCAAAGCTGATGAACCACAGTGGGGTATAGGTGCCTCCGCCATCTTCATCAACGTAGACCAGTGCCGCATCCGCGGGACCAATGCTGCCACCCGTGGCGGTGATCTGCACATCCGCCGCATCCAGCATGGCATCGTTGGTTGTGACCGTCGATACCGCCACGCTGGCCAGGTTTTCGCCGCCCTGGGTCCAGCCGTTGCCGTAGACCTCATAGGCCCCGGTATTGTCCACGGCAGACTTGGTGGTATGGGTAGCGACGAAGGTGGCGTTGCTATCCAGCAACTCCAGAAAGAAGTTGGCCGCCTGGGGATCAACACCCAGTTGCAGCAACTTGGTGGCGGTATGGTTATAAGTGGAAACAGTGACAGCCATGGGATGCTCCGTTACGCGGGTTCGTCAGCGACGACGGCGCCGTCAAGGGTGAGATAGTAGGAGGCGCTGTAAGTGGCCTTGATGGTGCCAGCAAAGTCGCCGGTAGAGACCGCAGATACCGAAGGCGTGGAGACCGTCATGGCCTCGGGCTTATCCGCAATCGCCAGTGCGTTATAGTGGTTGTAGAGCGTCACCTGGAGCGCCTGCATAATGGCCCGCCAGTCGCCCGTAGTGGCGTTGGCTTCCGCCGCGCTCAGTCCGTCGAGCGCCGCTAAGGGGATCACCAGCGCATCATTTGCATAGGTGTAAGACGGCCACAGGGCCGTAGGGGCTTTGTTGAAGGCCACAAGCGTAATCCTCTAGGGTTGAGGGTGGAACGACGTAACGACGCGATCCACGCCACCGTCGCGTAAGAATCCAGACGTGCCTGACGTAGCGGAGCTACCCAGCACGCTGCCCTGGGTGGGATAGCGCAACATGCCGCTCGGTAAGCCGAACACCGCGCCCAGCGGGCTTTGCCAATAAGCCGCGAGGCCTGTTAGTTGCGGGTCCACCAGTTCGGCGGGAATGTTGATGCCAGTGCCAGGAGTGGGCGTTACTTCTCCCAGATAACGCTGCATGAAGTCAGCCGGCCCGGAACCTTGCAGGAACCAGGTGCCCCCCGCGCCGACATAGAGCCCATCTTCGACCGCCGTCAGCAGTCCAACATCCGTAGGGAACGGCGGCAGGTAGTCGTCATCCGGGGCATAGAGCCCATAATGAATAGGCTGCGAGTGGTAGATCACCGGACCATCGACGACGTACAAACGCCCACGGTAGTAGCGCAGTATGGAGCCCATAGGCAGGGGTTCCAGAAACTGCGTCGTCAGGGTGCGTCCGCGCTTGAGGGTGGTGATGTCGTACTCGGTGATACCCATATTCACCTCGGCCTGGCGGAACATCTCCTGGCTGGTGGCGCTGGGCTGTGAGCAATAAATCCTGATCTTGTCGGCATCGCCCTGGGGGATGTTGGTTAGGCGCAAGCCTTGCGAGCCGGACAGTTCGAGGGTGGCAGCCAGTGTAGACCCTGACTCCTCACCTAGGCGCGAGACATAGGTGATGGCCACCTGATAGATCCCGGCAGGAAGACCACCGGAGATCGTGGCTAAGGTCGGCTGCACTTCAGGGTTAGGTGGACTGAAGTCGTGGTAATGCGTCAGGGTCAGCAGGTCGATACGTCCGCAGACCGCGGGACTGGTGTAATAGAGCAGGTTGCTGACCTGTGCGTAACTGAGTGGCGCTGTACCCACCCGCTCGCGCAGGGTGGTGGTAGCCCAGGTATCCAGTTCCACGCGCACCAGGTCGCCATCCAGCACCGCCAGAAGGTACTGGCTATTGGCCCACAGGCTATGGACAGCACCAGACAGGCGCTTGGTGTAGCCTGCCCGTCGTCGCGGGGTGCCGTGCACATCGAGTGTGACGTTGACCGCCTCGCGCAACGTGCCCGCGGGTAGCGATATCGGAGCGAGGCGTTGGTTGACGCCCTTGGGCCACGGCGACAACCGCAGGGGCTTAGTGGGCGCCGACTTAGCCATCTCAGCACGCCTTGCCTTTAGCAGCACGTTTGGTGGGGCGCTTGGGTGCGGCTTTGGCCTTGGCAGGCATAGACTTCATCGGGGCAGCAGGCATGGTAGGAAAGGGAGGAGCTTTGGCCATGAAGGTAATCCTAATGAGGGAAGAGGTTAGGGGACGGCTTGGCAGCCAGAGGTGGTTCCGGTGCGCCCACCGGCAGGGATTCTTGAAAACTTTGTGATAATCGTCGTACTCGCTCGATACGCTTTATCCAGCCTTTGCCGAACGTCGGCCAGGTGCGCAACTGGCGCAGGAAGGCCAGGCGCTTACTGAGCAAACATTCGAGCAACTCCTGAACATCGGCCTTGCTGGCAGCGACCAGGGTAGCCTTGTTGACGGTGCCGTTAGCCGTCACCAGCAGGCAGCGCTGGAGCCAGAGTATGGATTGACCAGGGCCTGAGTTCACGGCGGCGTCGAAGACCGCCAGACGGATAGCGGGCGGCAGTTCGTCGCAACGACAAGTGTCCCAATAGGACTCGCGGTAGATGTCCGCGGCAATACTTAATGGCAAGAACCGCATGTCGCCCTTATAGCCGTGCGCGCGGGCGACGCGGGTGGTGATGCCGTAGCGGGTCGCCCCGCCGGGGTCGTCGGTATGATTGACGTACCCGCCCTCGGCGGCCAAAACATGGGTCAGGGCCTCCTCAAACTGCATCGGTCTTTCTCCGCTTGGCGACCAGGGCGGTATCAGTCAAACAAACTCCCGTTTTTATCTGGATGCTCATTGATAAATGCTTTTTCGATCAATCGAAGCCGGGTGCAAATCGGGTGAGCAGAACTTGTGCGGCATTGCAGCGCTTCACAGAGGTCTGCGACGCGGGATTCCACGGCGCGTAATCGGGCGTTATGCTCCATAACAGCACCGTCCAGACTGCGAGCGAGACCAAAAGCGCCAACGGCGGTAGTGACGACAAGCCCCATAATAGCCGTCGCCACATATTGCGGAATCCTTGGTCCCGGCGCTCCACTCTCGTATCTCCCAGTCTGCTGTACCACATAACTGCCCCTATTTCGGAAAAACGCCGGTTTTATTGGCCAGGGCTACGATTACCGCGATCACTTTCTGGATCTCAGGCCACAGCGTCGCAGCTTGATCTGAAACAGCCTCCAGGATTTCGCGAATGGCCTGCAGTTTGGAGGCACCTTGACCCGAGCCAGGGACGAGATTCTCCACGGCCTTTACGGCTTCGATAATGGCGGGCAGCAGACTAAGGACGGCGGTGATTTTAGCTAACCAGTTCATTTGATTACCTCGCTTTGCCGATTTATACTCAGCAGAACGATGGGCGGCAACCCATCGTCCTGCCTAAACATTCGATACTGGAGATACCGATATGTCTTACCAAATAATACCACTTGGTCCACGCGCTAACGACATTACGCTTAGGATCTTTGGAAAACTCATCGCCATAGCGCCGATCGGTAAAGATAAAAGAGGGCGCACAACATGGCTTTATACCTGCCATTGTGGTAACACAGTAGTTCGTGGTGCGTACAGCCGCACAGATAACCATAAGCGCTCGTGCGGGTGCCTTGGAAAACTCATAAAACACGGAGCACACAAAACCAAAGAATACCGCGCTTGGTCTGATATGCTGTTTAGGTGCCATAATTCGTCTCATAAAGATTTCAAAGAGTATGGGGGAAGGGGTATTACTGTTTGCAGCGACTGGGCCAACTCTTTTGGATCATTTTACGCAGCTATGGGTGACTGCCCGCCAGGTAAGTCCATAGACCGTATTGATAACAATGGCCCTTATTCTCCAGAAAATTGCCGATGGGCTACTGCAAAAGAGCAGCAGAATAACAGGCGCGTAAATAGACTTATCACTTACGACGGGCATACTAAAACCATTACTGAATGGGCGATAGCTATTGGAATAAACGTGCTTACGCTTACAAAGCGATTGAACAACGGGTGGTCTATAAACAAAGCTTTCGAAGAACCTGTTTCTGAACAACATGCCATTAATTCCTCTCTAAGAAAGCGAAAGCATGCTGCCTAGATTAGATCGCCTTGATCGCAGCAATCAGAGCAGGGACCAGTTTCATGATTTCGAAAATTGCTAACCAGTTCATTTAATGCTCCTGGCAATAAATGCCGAATAGATATTCAGTCGAGAAAATTGTTTTTGCGCTCGTCGGCTTTGCTTGGGGGTGGCACTCCAACGGTCCCACCAGGAAGGCGCATCCCTGGCAGAACAGCCCCAGCATCAATGGGAGCACGACGGCGGACAGTCCCGATAAAGGCCATGACCAGTCCCGCAAACTGGGCCACTTCAAAGAGCAGTTGCGTAAGGCTCTCTTCATTGATTTGCCAATCCCATCTCGCGGCTAACAAGGCCAACCCCGAAGCGATCAGCCCCAGAATGGCGCGACTCGTCCACCACGGCTTTGGAGCAGGTGGCACGGGAGTCGCAATGCGCCGGGGCGTGAGTTGGTTGATGTAAAACTGGTACGCATCTGCCGTCTTAGGACCATATCTGCCATCAACGACGAGCTTAAAGCCGGTCTTCTCGTTGATCTCGCGCTGGAGGGCGGAGACTTCTTGCTTAGTCACTGAAACATCATCCAGATCACCCAGGCCAGGGCAATCAGCGTCAGAGTCACCATGATTCTTTCCAGTCTCATGGCAAGCACACCGCGTAAACTTCTGAGTACACCACGCAGATAATCATCCCAGCCAACGAGACGATGAAGCCTACCATGTTCCAATCAATCTCGCTTTTCATAACGTCATTGCCAAATCAAAAAGTGTGTCAAGCTGAGTGTCGCTCATCCCAAGCGCCACAACCGCCTCGGCAATCGGTGGCCAGTCACGGCGGATCTCATTGGCGTACTGCCACTCGATCTGAGTCGTTTCAGCGGCAGCAGTTACCCATGCCTCGATAGCCGGGAGCAACCCAGCCTGGGCGAGAGCAAGACGGGCTTGTCTGGGAGTACATACCAAGGCTGCACGTCGCGCTTGGGTGCGAGCCGCGATCTCATCCGCCGTCAAGTCCGTCACCATCCAGGTCTGTACCCAGACACCGTTCTCGTAACTGGGTGGATCTTCCGCGAGGGTCTGCGTCGCAGGATCATAATCGGGGGCGGCGGTCTCCTGAACGACTACAATGCCTAGAGGCAACAAATCCTGAGGGTCGGGCGTGGTCGCGAAGCTCACGTCTGGGAAAGCCAAGCGCACCTGCGGCAGGGAGAGGGGGTAGCGGTCTATCTCACCATTTAACAAAGTAGCGTACATAACATCCTCACTGGGGTCGCCAGGCCACGGCATTGCCGGCGCCTGCCAAGGTAGAGGCAGGGGTAAGGGCGGAGCCGAAAGCACCACTCCACGGATAAACCGTCAGGAAAGCATAGGGGCTAACGAGGTCCTCGTTAACAACGGCCAGATATGCACCATCGGGGCTGAAGGCGACGCCTAAAGCATGGCCACTGGGCAACGTCGCCGGATTGGCCACTTTGGTGCCAAAGCCGCTACTCGACCACGGATAAACGCTAACATAGGGGCTTCCATCATGGGCCAAGGCAAGGTAGGCCCCGTCAGGACTAAAAGCTACCGCTCTGCCCTGGCCAGTAGGCAGAGTAGCGGGGTTGGCCACCTTGGTACCGAAACCGCTGCCAGACCAAGGGTAGACGTTGAGGTAGGGATAACTGCCATGTGCCACGGCAATAAAAGCCCCGTTCGGGCTAAAAGCGACACCATAACCAACACTACCGGGGGGCGACGCGGGGTCAGAAAACCGAGTGCCAAAACCGTTCGACCAGGGGTAGACATTGATAACGGGTTCGGAGTTATCCCCAACCGCCAGATACGCACCATCGGGGCTGAAGGCGACACAGTAACCCGTATAACCAGGGACCGATGCCGGGTCGGCTAGTTTAGTACCAAAACCGCTACTCGACCAGGGATAAACGCTGATGTAAGGGCTGCCGACATGGGCTAAGGCAATGTAGGCCCCGTTGGGGCTGAAGGCTATGCCACAGACCTCTCCCCCGGGCAACGTCGCGGGATTGGCTACCTTGGTACCGAAACCACTGCTCGACCAGGGGTAAACGCTGATATAGGGCGAAGCACCGTGCCCCACGGCTACAAAGGCCCCATCAGGGCTGAAAGCGACACTATAGCCAGCATTATTGGGCAGGGTTGCCGGGTTAGATACCGGGGAGCCGAAACCCCCCGACCAAGGATAGGCAGTTACATAGGGGCTGTTATTATGTGCCACCACCAAGGCCGGGTCATTCACCACCCGCGTCGCCATAAGTAGATCACGGACAGTCATTTGGAGTCCTTGGCCAGTAGCAGGCCGCGCCAAGTAGTACCACCGTTATGTGAATAGAACCCAAGGATGTCTACCCCAGACGATGTTAACGTCGGAACGCTTCCCCCAGCCCATTTGATCCCAGACCAAAAGCTGAAGGTATAGGCACCGCCATTGGTCAGCTCCACGATAAAGCTCGCCACCGTGCCTGTAGCGGGGACGTTAGATACGGTTAGGTTGTTGGCCGAGGCGGTATGAGTGAAGTAATTACCGTTGGCCAGGTTAAAATTGTAACTACTCGAAGTGGTTTTGGTCTCCTTGACCCCGGTGAGCGTCTTATTGGTGAGCGTCTGGGTATCCGTAGTCCCGACCACGGTGCCACTCGGAGCTGCTAGCGTCGCTATGGAGCCCAGCCCTAAACTGGTTCTCGCTGTCGCCCCCGACTCAGCAACCCAGGTCGAACCGTTGCCGACAATGAAATTACTGTCCGTATTAGCGAGCGCCGCAATCGCTGCAACCGGAGTGTATTGCGTGGCAGTAAGATGACGGTAATCCCCATCATTCAGCCCCGCCATCTGATTGTGCAGCAACACGAGAGGGGCTTCCATCGAGGAACCCCAGCCGTTATCGTGATCGTGGTAGAACGTCAGGGTGCCGGTATTTGTCACTCGCCGCCCGGAGATCACCACGCCAATACGATCCGTGGGTGCCCAGCCAGTTTTCTCCGCAATAAAACAGGATGCCGGGTAGCCAACCGGGGTGATCGAGTCGATGATCGTGGACTCTGCCGTACCAAGCACCCCTCCTACGATGGCTCCGGCCGAATTGACCCGGTACACATCGGCCTTGATCTGCATGAGTCGAGTTCGTTTATCCGTCTTGCAATAGAGAATAAAGCTCCAGTTGCCTTCAGGGATAATCGTCGTGCCTAGGGCACTGGTAACATACCTATCCATCTCGACATAGGTGTTGTTACCCGTTGTGACGGTATGGCTGGCAGCCGTGCCACCATCCGACTGGCGCTCCAGTTCATGCCAGGGTGGCGTCGTCCCGGCAAAAATCACGTCGTCACAGAAGAGGTAGGTCGAGGCAAATCCGCCCTGCACATCAACAGGCAAAGAGTCGCTCGCGGCCAACTCCTGGACCGCGCCTTCGACGATAACTAGAGGACGGCGCAAGGTCATGGCTTAGGCCAGGATCACCGGAGGATGCGGCTCGAAGTTAATAGCCGTTGCTGAGACCGCCACCCCGAGACGCTGGACTGCATTACCGCTACTCGACGGAGCCGCCGAAACAAAGCCACCCGCAGTCGTAGCCAAGTACACCACGCCGGGGGTTGCCCCAGTCACCGCAGTATTGGTTCCTTCAAAATACACCGTAGCGTTGGCAGGAGCGGTTACGGCAGAAAGAACAAACCCGTGCGCCTCCTTGCCAGCCGTTGTCGCATCCGCTTTGCGCACCTTCGCACCCGAGGAGTTGTGCACATTGACGAAATCGCCAGCCGCTAGGTTCTCGCTGGAAGCAATCACCGCTGTGTCTGCACCGATCCCCACCGGCATCATCGAAGAGTCAATGCGCCCCGCTGCGTCAAGCTGCACCACCTTGGCCGAGTCACCAGCCCCAGCGGAACTGGTAGTTCCGTTCAGAACTGTGGGAGCAATGATGCCACTGCCGTTCATCTTGACCACTTTGTTCGCAGCCGAAGAGGCAGAGGCATTGATGATCGTGTCGTCGAGAATACCGGAGGCGTTTAGTGCGGGGAGTTTATCCGCATCCCCAGCACCAGCAGAGGTAGTTAACGCCGCTTCTTCGGTGAGAACGCCAGCGTTGTTCTTAATAAACTTCTTGGTTGAGGCAGTTCCCATCGGAGACTCCTAGGCTAGTTGAAAACGATTGGTTCCCGCACACAGATGAATAGCTTGGTGGGCGTGAGCGGAAAACCCACTATCAAACCGAAAGTAGCTTCGCCTGGCAAAGTTTGCGTTGGTACACCGTCTAAGCCTAAGTAAACTGGAAGCTCCGGTGTCCAGTTCCAAGACGATTCTTCAACCTCTCCCAAGCGAACCACGCTCAGCACATCCCCAATATTCGCTGCGTTCTGGGTCATACCCAGCACGTTCTGAATACTGGGTTGATCGTCACAGTTCGCGTATACGATATTACCCAAACCATCAGTCCGTACCAACCGATGCCCACCAGTCGCCTGAGTAGCTAAGTAAGTCTGATTTATGGCTCCAGATGTGCCAGGCGGACCTTGTAATCCGATTGGACCTTCTGGACCCGTTGGTCCCTCCGCTCCCGTCGGACCCTCTGGCCCTGTCGGACCTTGGGGACCAGTTGGCCCTGTTGGGCCTGGAACGGTCGAGTCCTGGCCAGGTGGTCCTGCCGGACCTTCCGCTCCTGTCGGACCTTCCGGTCCAGTGGGTCCACGTTCAGCAACCGTAAAGGTGATAGGTGCAGATTCGGTGACAGTAAACGTCAGTGGAATAGGAGTACTCTGGATCGTCAACTCCAACGTCGCATCATGACCAACAACCTCCAAAAGAGAATTGTTACTCGAAACGTCGAAGTAAACGGGAAAGGTCATCTCGTGATGTCTTCAAGGAGACGGATCGGGAAAGTATCCGAGGAATGACGCTCGCCTGAGCCATAGGTCAGTTCCAGATCGGAATAGTAAGTCTGGGGGACCAAATCTTCCATGTCCGCGTAAGGTACAGCCCAGGCAATAGTGCCAGCCACCTCGTCGATGGTCAGACCATCAGGAGGATTAGAGGTGGACTCAATGAACACATTCCCGTCTCGGTCACGCAACTGAATCCGCGCTTCAACATCTACGAGCGGCTGAACTTGCCCCAACTCATCCTTCGCTGAGAACAGCAAACTGAGCGAGTCGCCGCGCTTAACAGTGACAGCCATCGTGATTAATCCGCGTCAGCAAGCAGACCCAAGGCTACCAATGCGTCTTCCAGATCCTTGGTGCGGGCCTGGAGGTTAGCAATGACCGCCAACACGGAGTTGCCTTCGTCTTTTGTGGCGAAGCCGAAGCCACCCGTGTCAGTAAGATCCTGGATAGCGTAGTCAGGGGTTTCAGGAGCGGTGAAGGTAATGGTTGCCAGTTCGTTGGTGATCTCCGCCTCCGGGGTGGTCAGCGCATTAGCGATGGCAATCACCGCGTTAAGTTTGGTGGTGACGGACGATACTGCCTCACCATTGGAAATGTCAGCAATAGCCATGATTAACTCCAGAAACGATTGTTAAGCCAGGTCGCACTGGTGTCCCAGAGACCGGCACCAAAGAGAACGAGGGCATCTTCCCAGGCATTGATAACCACAGCTAAAGACGCCGGGTTGATGGCTTTGGCAAAGACGTAGCCAGGGCCAATCACGGTACGACTGATGCTGTCCCTACCTTCGCTGCGCATGGCGTATTCCAGGCGGTGTCCGGCAATAATAACAGGGTCCGTACCGTCATCGGTGGTCGCCACTTCCACGGTGTCGCCGGGATTGATGAGCGTGATCAGGAAGGTTTGGGTGCTGTTACACACCGCCGTCCATGCCGTAGTGAGGGTGGGGGTGCTGGTAGCCATATTAGAAACTCGTTAGGTCCGTGGAGGCCGTGGCCGGCCAGATAGCACGATAACCGCCCGTACCGATGTCGCTCCAACCAGGGTCTTCGAGTTTAAACTCTAGCAGCGCGGCAGAGCGGGCAGGCCCAAAGGCGAGTTCGAATTGCTGGAGAAAGAACACCGCCCGCGCATCGTCGCGGATATGCGGATCGGGCATGAGGAAGTAACGGTAGGCGGCCCAGTTGGTGAGGGCATGGTGCAGACTGGCGGGGATCTCGGGCTCCTCTTCCAGGTCGTCACTGGTATGAGGCTCGCGCCATACGGACAGGCTTAGTAACGTGCCGTTTTCGGTAGTGGTGGGGGTGTGGTCGAGGATAAGACGGTGGTTGTTGATGTAGAACGCCGTGGGCGCCCCGTCTTCATAGTCACGCCAGCCGGTGACATCGCGGTCGAGCGCTTGTTCGGTGGTATGCACCAGGCGCACGCCGTTGTAGTAGATGGACTGGATACGCAGGATGAGACTGTCGAGACGGTAGGAACGGATGCCGGTGCGCAGGGTGATGCGTGGAGCATCGTCGAAGATGAGGTTAAAGCGCCGCCGGCAGGCCTCGCGTTCGCCCTCCAACAGCCAGCGCCCCAGGAGGGCATCAGAGACAGCTTGCACCGTCAAGTCCGTACCAGCCTGGGCATCCGCGACATCATCCAGCAGTTCCTCGCGGGTAGCGAGGATCAGTTCCGTTCGGCGCGTCATCAGACTAGCCCGCGTACTGCGCTACACCGTAAGCCAGCGCCCCGGTACTGCCATCGGCAATGACAGTGACGACCACGGCCTTGTTATTGAGGACGGAAGTCATGTCAACCGTGCCTCGCACGTCGCCGGTAGTGGCGGTAGCTGTGGCATCCACGGCAGCGACAAAGGCGGCTATAGCTTCGATGGCGCCGTCAAACGAGGCGTTGACGATGCGGTCAGCCGAGGCGACCCGGATGGGCAGGCCCAGCACATCGCCGGTGCCTACAGTGATCGCCCCGGTGGTGGCGGCACTGACAGCGATGCGGCTAACCGTCTTAAAGGCTTTCTTGCCCGCCGCGGTACTGCCATTGGAGCCTGTGATTGTTTCCAACATGGCCACGCCGTAAACATCAGTGCCATAGACGGTGAAAATTTTGGTGCGATCATCGGCGGCACTGGTAACGACGATGTTGCGCGGTACATCAGCCACGCCAGCCAGGTCGCCATTGAGGGTGAGATTGCCCGCGCCAGAGGGACTCTGCGTCTTAGCAAAACCGTCCGCATCAAGGGCGTCAGGAGTGCCGAGATCCAGGCGGGACAGGAAAGAGACGGGAACCCCCTTACGTCCATGAGTGGCGTAGGCGGCTTCGTGATAGGCGGCGCCGACATAAATTTGGTCAGCGTGTGTGAGATGAGCTTTGGACATGGTTTACCCCAGCCTACTGGCCGTTGATGACAACAGGGATAGCCAATTCCCTGTCAAGGGAATGAAAAAGCCCGCCGCAGCGGGCTTATAAACGTGTATTTAAATCAGAGAGTTACGCTACGCACCTGAACTGCCGTAGATGGCGCGGGGGTCAGTCCATCCGAACGAATCACGACGGTCCACCTTGTAGCGCATGTTGCCGGTGTTGAACTCGTCTTCCATTCGGGTACGAGTATTCCGGCGCACGAAGCACTTGAGGCCATCCGGGCAGTCGGTCTTCACGAACCACATGTCTGGATCAGACAGGCGGGTGATGATGGCCGGATCGTTGCGGAAGATGCTCTTGCTGTTGATGGCGTTGACATCGTTATCCGTGGTGCCAGGGCGCAGGCTGGAGCGCAAGATGCGCTCGAAGGCGTACTCCTGATACGGGGAGGTGATGATGCGCAATGGCTTCAGAGCAATAGGCAGGCCGCGGTCGTCCTTAGCCGTGCGGATCATGATGAGCAGGTCTTCCAGCGCCGCCTCGGAAGGATCAGCGGCAATGGCCAACTTGTTGCTCCAGGTGCCGCCACCCATCTGCGGGTGATCGGTAGCCAGGAGGGACTTACCGTCGCCACCCAGATAGGAACCCGACTCGCAGTTGTTGAGCACCGAAGCCGCCCGTAGTTCGGTGGTGTGCTTCATGGAGCGGGCCAAGCCCTTACCGAAGCGCGGCACCAGTTGACCGTAACGGTTGTCCTCGATGGCCTCCTCAGTGATCGCCACGGCCAGGGCGGTGGTGACGTGGGTATAGCGCGAGGTCCAGCCCTCGGAAGCATCGTCATAAGTGACGCTACCACCTTCGGGTTTCTCTACCGCGGCCCCGAATCCGGTCATGAGTTGCTCCTCTTCCCAGGCACGGGAGGAGGTGACGCGCTCAAACACGTCCGGCCACTCTTCGGGCAGGTTGCGATAGTTCTCACCAAAGACGGCGTTCAGGCCGTCTTCCAGTTGTTTAGCAATACTGGCACGGGTAATAGCCATGATTAGATCCCCCCAACGCCAGCGACCACACCCATGAGAGCGTGTTCAGCAAACTGGACTTCAAGTTTCACATAAGCACCCCAGGCGTTATCCGGGCTGTTGACCTTGCCGAGGATACGCAGGGATTTGTCGGTGGTGGCGCCACCGGAGACCGCCAGTTCCCGACCGGATAGGCCAGTAACCGTCGAGCCCGCGCCATCGTCCCAATCAGTCAGCAGACCGATGTCGGTACTGGCGGCGGTGTCAGCCTGGGCACCGAAGATGATGCCAGGGTCCGAGTACACGGTAGCGACGATATTGGTCGCCGTGGTGCCGGTCGGCCAGTAGCGGCTGATGACCTGCTCGCCCTGGGCGTTGACATAGCGCACGCCCCAGAACACGCCCAGGTTATCGGCGTTGCCACCCGCAGCAACAGCGATGGTCCCGTCGTTGACGCCTTGGACGACATCACCACGGAACAAGTTAGCGGCATAGCCGGTAGCAATCGCGTATTCGGCGGCTTGCGGTTCGGCTCCCGATTGGTGCCGGATGGGCCATAGCCCACGGGCATTGTCTGCATTAGCCATTGAAAGACCTCAATAGGTTAGATTAGGGATCAACGGGTGCAGGTCGCTCACCGACCGTCACACGACTGGAGACGTTCATTTCCAGTTCGGGGATACCGTGCTCTCGCGCCAATGACTGGCGGGCCGCACCGGCATCCCGGAATGAGTCAGACCTGACGGCCTGCTCCTGGAGGGCGGTCTGGGCTTGCACACGGCCCTTCATGCGCTGGTGGAGCATGGGGGGCATATACATCAGCACCATCCCGCGGGTTTCGATGATCTGACCAAAGGTGCGATCATCGACAACCGGGAGAAAACGTCCTTCCGGGCAACTGGAGGCGGGGCGCGGACGCCAGCCTTCTTCCAGGTGCCTATGGACGTTATCCGTATCTTGTTCGCCCGCCAGCCGGGTGCGGACCCACTTCTGGGGCCATGGCAACCCGGACTCGGGATCAATGTAGGGCGCCACCGCGTTCTGCGTCAGCGGACCCTTGGGGCCATATTGCTTTTGGTGCAACTCATGCACCGGCTCGGCAGCCCGTTGCTCCCAGATGCGGGCCAGGCGTTCATCCTCGCCAAAGATGGATGAACCCGCGTTGGTCAGGTTCGATGGCGAATCATTGGTCGCCAGGGCCGGCTTGCGACCCCGGATTGGTGTGCGTGTTTCCATAATCACTCCAGGGGGTCGTTGCGCTTTAGCCAGGTCTCGCGGTGCTTGGCATTATTAGGGTCATAGCCGAACAGCCGCATGCTGTCCTTATCGGCTTCCGTCACTCGTCGTCCTGGTGTGCCGCCATCGCGCCCGCCACCCCGATGCACGGGCGCAGCGTTGGGGGCCTTACGGCGCTTGTGCGCGGCCAGGCGCCGATCCAGTTCCTGATAGAGCGCGGGATCATTGCGGTTGTAACCCGACTGCTCCAACTCTAAGGAGATGGCGATAGCCTGCTTGGACAACTCGCCACCATCCGTGGCCTTGAACCACTTGTTACGGGCAATCCAATCGGACGCGGCTGGCGCCAGTTCCGCGGCCTCGGGGGCCGGGGCTGGTGGCGGAGCGGGTGGCCGTTGCTTCAGCAGCGTGCGCTGCGTCACCAGTTCCGTCAGGCGCTCTTGCGCTGCGGCGACCTGCTCGCCGTCGCCCTCGTCGAACATCTTGCGATAGTGGGCACGGGCGGCTTCCACGTCTTTGTCGATGTTGGACAGATCCGTTTCGGCGCGCTTGGCTTCCAGTTCGTGAATACGGGCCTCAGCCGCCTGGCGCTTCTTGCGTTCGTCGTGGATGTCCCGTTTCAGGTACTCCACCATCTCCGCTTTGCGCTTGGCCTCCTCCGCGTAGTCAGTGGCGCTATCGCCGCCACCCTCGACTTCGGCGGTCTCGGTTTCCTCGTCGAAGACTTCAACGTCATCAACGATCTCGTCATCTAACAGTTCTTCGGCCATGGCTACACCGCCACCAGCAATGCCTGGGGATCGGGCGCGATGGCCATCACCTCATCGTCATTGATAAAGCGCAGGGTGCGCGGCTTGCCCTTGGCATCCAGGATCTTGATGTCGAACCCGGCATAGGTCTGATAGACCACCCAGTCGCCGACCTCCAGCTTGATCTGGCTACCGTCAAACTTGCTGTGTTGGTACGCGCCCGCACCGACGGCCAAAACCTTACCGACGTAGCGAAGGTACTCCTTGGCCTTCTGCGTCTCAGGGGCCAGGACGATACCGCCCGCTGTCGTTTCCTCAACCTTGACGGGCTCGATCAGCAGCCGCCATAACACTGGGACCGGCATAGCTACGCCCGTCCACTCCGCGCTCTCGATGTTGTACATGGATCACCCATACAGTTGGTGTTTCCATGCCGCTCCATCCCGCTGGGGACAGTCATCAGACCAGATTGGCAAGGAAGAAAGGCCCGCACTCGCTGCGGACGGTTAGGAATCTCTGGACATCTCAGCCTGATAGAAGTCGTCTAGGGCCTTAGCCGCGTCCTCAAGGCCAGAAGCACGCCCTACGCGATACTGGTACTCCGCCCAATCCTTACAGCCACCGCGTCCGGTGATGGCCCGGTAGTTCAGGGCATGGACATTGAGCGCTTCGATGGCCTTGGCCACAAACTGGCGGATGTCGTTCACCCCAACGGACCCCGCATAAACTGGTTGGCCTGATTCTGCACGGGTGGCGGCCTGCCGCTGAGTTTGTCGGTCGCGTCACTCATGCGCGAGCCTTCCATGAGGCTCTTGGCGATGTCTGCGGCCATCTCGCGCTGGATGTCGGCCTGGGCCTTGCGGTCTGCCCGCTGAATCTCGGCCTGGCCCATGGCATCCTTCAACTGGATCTCATGGGCGACCTTGGCGTCTTGCGCTTGCGCTGCCATCTGGGACGGATCGGGCTGGCCTACAGGCATCCCGATGGGGCCTTGCTGAATAGCGAGCGCCGCTTGCTGGCTGATCTGCGCATCTTGCAGGGGATCAACCGGACCTTGCGGTAACGGCATCCCCATGGCCTGCTGCATCTGCAACTTGTAGAGTTCGGCCCGATGCTCGCCGTCGTGGGCCATGTAGATGGGTGCCATGACCTGCTGGCGCTCGGGCGGCACCGTCGCCCACCAAGCGGCATGGACCGCCAGATGGGCGGCATGATCCTGATCGGGGGCGGCCATCACCGGCTCACCGCGCATCATCGCCGCGCCTTCGGAGACGGGATCGCGCCGCGGCGTCTCGCCGGGATCAGGGAGGATCTGGTCGATCTCCTCAATCCTGAGCGCTTCGAGCAATACCTTCAGGGCCTGGCGCCGGTTGATAAGGTCGGGGGCCGCGGCGGATAGTTCCCAGACCCCTTGCGCCCGCGCAATGCGCTGGCTGTTGGTGACGGTGTTGGGATCACTGACCGGGATAACATCCACCCGCTCATCGAAATCCGTGGCCATGATCGTGCGGCTCTCGCCGGGGAGATCATAGGGATACTCGGGCGGCAGGTAGTCGGCGTTCAGTGAGGCCAAGATGCCGAACTCTTGCTTCTGGGCGGCATGGCACCGGCGATGAATACCGGAGAACACCTTGAGGCCCTGCTCGATGCGGGCCAGGGTGGTGCCCACTGGGACTGACTGGTTCTCCTCGCCCACCATGCTCTCGGTAGTCGATACCAAGCTATCAAGGCTCTTGTCCATCCAGCCCAGCAACTCAAACAGCGTCTTACTGGGCTCCGAGTAGGGCGGGGTGTAGAAGCCCTTGGCCACTTCCTCGGCGCTGGCCTCGACCGGAATCCACTCACCCATGCGAATGCGCTCTTCGCCCTTCTTGATGCGCAGGTCACTAGAGCGCCAACCGCCCTTGAGGTTGGACAGGGCCGCGGCATCCATCAGGGAGCGCAAGGCGCCCGTCTGAGCGCTGGACAGGCCACCGGCCAGGTGCAGAAAGCCAAATCCGTAGAATCCTAGTCCAGGCAGAAACTTGTAATGCGTGAAGAACAGCCGGCGCCGCTTCTTCTCGTCGTCCTCTTGCCAGTTCCTTCTGATCGACAAGAGGGCGCGATCATCCTTATGCACCGTGACGACATAGGGATCGCCATAGCCATCGCTGGCCAGGGGGTCTTCGTAGTCGTAATCACGCAGATCCAGATAGCAGTAGCACTCCAGCAGGACATCACGCTGATCGTACTCGGCCTCATGCTCGGCCCGAGACTCCTCGGGGATGCGACCCTCGGCGTCGTCTATCGTCTCGTCGATGCGCTCATGGTCGAGGCTCTCCTCCAGGGGAGCATTGTCCACCGCATCCAGGTAGTAGCCTTCGGCAATGAGCTTGCGCAGATCATTGCGCACCACCCGCAATTTGTGCGTAAAGCGCGGGGCACTGCGCAGGTCGGAGGCCGCATAGGGCACATAGAAATCAGACGACTCTACAAACCGTGAGACATTGGTCTCCTCTAACGGATCGTAGTAAATCTTCTTGAAGCACGAACCCGACAACGGCAAGCGGAAGAGCATACTGTCATGCTCCTCAAACGCCCCCGGCATCTGGTATTCGTACTGGTAGTTCAGGAAGTTAGAGACGCGTTCGGCCTGCTGCTCACGCTCGGGCGAGGTGGCACCTAGCACGATGGCCTTACAGGGACCACCTGAGGGCCACAGTTCCGCCATGGCGCGGGCCTGGAACTGGATGCAGGCTTTGGCCAGGCCGGGATGGACGCTCTTGCTCGCACCCTCAAACTCGGCACCGCCCAGCGTACTCTTGGTGACACCCAGTAGTTGAATACCCGACGCCTCGCGCTCTTCCCAGTCCAGGCGGGAGCGCTGATCGACGGCCACCCACTCGACGACGTTATCCGCCAGGCGGTTGGCCTTGGCCTCATCTAGGAACTGCGCCAGGTTGACATCAAAGACCAAGGGATCACTGGTATCAAACTCGGGCTCGTTCTCATCTTCCATGAGGTCGGCTTCCTCCTCCGTGAGGAGATCCGGTGGCATCATGGCCAGGATCGCTATGTCCTGCTCGCTCGGCCCACCCATCTCGGGCATCTCGCTATCCATAGACACCGATTCGAGGGGGAGTGATGGCATCGTCGTCTGCGTCGTCTATCAATAGGGAAGGGGTGTTTGGCTCTGGTTCATCGTCATCGGGATGGGTGATCCACCAGCGCTTGGTGAGATAGCGCACGGCCTGGGTTACAGTGTCGCCAATATCACCCGAGGGCGGGGCGCCGACGGGGATCTCGCCGGTGTAGCGGATCACCTGGTCGGCCCAGGCTGTGGATGGCGCCCAGATCAACCCCGCCTCAAAAGAGGCAGAAGCCAGGGCGGCACGGCCCACCTTGTCGCCGTCTGGCCTGGGGTCGTAGCCGCGGACTTTCACACGCCCACGGCGTAAATCTTGGATGAGGCTCTGGCCACTGGCCTTCGCCTCAAGAAGGTGGCAGTCCGGCTGGCGCCGCGTCTCCTCCTCCTTGGCCTTGGCCCTGAGATCGGGATAGCTCACCCGTCCCCACCAGGCGGCTAGCAGGAGTAGGCAGTGGCGATCCTGGGCTTCCGACCAGAACACGCCCCAGGCAGTCATGGCGCTGTAGCTCCCCGACTCGGTGTCCCTCTCGGTGTAGGCCGTGTCCCAAGAGCAGAAAACATGCTGCACTTTGGGTAGCTCGCGACCCTTGGGCCAGCGCTGCCACCACTTAGCTTTGATGATGCCGCCCCCCATGGGCACGGGATCTTGCTGCATCTGCCCGGCCCAGCCGTACTCTCCCAGGTTTTCCCTAGCCTCTTTTAGCCAGGCTTTCCCGAACCGCTTGGGCATCAGCGTCTCACCGATGCGCGTCCGTGGATCAGCTAGGTGCGCCGCCTCGGGGCCGATGTCGATCACCGGGTCATAGCCAGGCGTGCCCGTCCAGGTCATGGGGATCTTGACGTGGCACCAGTCACCCTCCTTCTTGTCGAGGATGTGGCCGGTTAAATCATTGGTCCTCAGCCGCTGCATGATCAGGATGATCGAACCAGACCGAGGATCTTTGAGCCGGCTGGAGACCGCCTGATCGTAGGAGTCGCAGACGCTCTTGACTTCTGTGTCGCCCATCGCCCGCTTGGCGTCGTGGGGATCATCAATAATGAGGACGCTTACCCGCTTACCCGTAACCGAGGCGTTGATACCTTGTCCTAAGCGGAAGCCATGTCGTAAATTGGCGAAATGTGTCTTTTCCCGCTGCGCCGCTGAGAGTGCCACGCGCCGACTCCAATAGCGCTGATACCATTCCGACTGCACCAGACTACGCATTCTCAGCGTATCGCGGGTAGCCAGATCACCGGCATTGGTGAGATTCAGGAATGATTCGCTCGCGCCACCATTGGGCTGCGCCCAGACCCACGCTGGATAGAACACCGACACAATCAGACTTTTGGCGGTGCCCGGTGGGATATTGATCACCAGCCGCCGAGACCGCAGGCGCCCGTCATAGATGGCCTGGAGGTAGACGGCCAGGACATCCAAGTGCCAGTTCCAGACTAAATCCGTGGCCGGTTCTAATACATGCCAGGCGGATCTGATGAACTGGGCTAGCGATTCTTCGCAGCGCAGCTTCTCGACAGCATGAACTGTCGCTAGGTATTGGTTGGCGATCTCTAGCGGGACACGCCGTAGGCTAATCGCTCCCATTGAGCACAGCGATACGCCGGGTTAATTCGTCCAGGGCGCGTTGCGCGTCCTCGCTAGAGGTGTATTCCACCCGGATGGGACCACCATTTTCGCCGGTATTTTCAACCATGCGGCGGTCGCCGTACTTCTTCGGCATCCATTTAGCGAGTAGTTTTAAGTCGGTTTCGATAATGAGTTTATCGCGCAGGGTATCGCCACTGGATTCGCCCATACCGCGGGCCACCACACGGGCATTTTCGGCAATGGCGTCGCATCCCTTGTCTTTCGCGCGTTGGATCCGTAGAAAAAGATCTTCATCCTGATCCATCCAGTTGTACCAGGATTTCCTATCTGGCATATGCTCATCACGGCTAATAGCCATCAGGGTTTCCCCTGCAATGAGCCGATCAATGAGTTCCAGTTCCAGAGCCTTGGTGCGAACCGTGGGCCGCCCCGTTGGCCTTTTGGTTGCGCTCACCGCCATATAAACCACCAGGCACAAAAAAACCCGCAGAGCGGGCATAGAATTTCACACTAGGATTTTTATACCAGCTTTTTCACTGGCTGTCAAGCGCCACTTTGGGGATCATTTTCGTGGCGCCAGGAAAATGATTACTCCACCTTTTTTCCCACGATCTTGGCCACCGCTGCCCGCCAGTGGGCGAAGGGGTGGGCGTCCTCCGGGGTGGCGTCCGAGGGCTGGGCATCAGTCGCCCAAAAGCGCTCGGCTGCATCGACCACGGCGATCTGGCTGGCGAAAGGCAAGTCGGCCAGCCGCTTGGCGAGATTCTGCCAATCCTCAACCTGCCATTTCTCCCCCAGGCCATTGAGGTCGCAGGCGTCATAAACATTGTGGGCCAGGCCCGTCGCCGCCCCCAAGGGATGATCCCAGGAGGCGGTCCCGTTCATGGCATCACAAATCAGCAGCCATTCATTGAGGGTCAGGGCAGGCATACTGCGCCGGCAAATCTCCGCGTAGCGATCCGCCATGTAGGTGATGGTCGCAGACCGGGACCTAAGCCCCTCGTCGCCATCCTCGCCTAGCCGTTCGGCCAAAACCCGGTCAAGAGTCGCGTTGGCGTAAATGGAGTAGCGTTTTTGAGTCATTATGGTGTCCTGATGGGGCCGTCCTTGGCCAGGGAAGTGGGGGCTAGGCTAGTCGCCATGAGGAGCGGTAAAGCCCCAGGTGGTGGCGCGAATACCGGGCTGCACGCGATAGAGGCCGGCCTTGGCCTTAACGGGTGCGTGCTGGCCTTTGGTATGCACCAGGCGGGCGCCGCGGCGGGTGTAGAGGGTGCCGTCGCTATCGCGCCAGATGTCACCGGTCAGGCGGTGCGTATCCCGGATCGTCACGGCTTCGCCGTTGATCAGGGGACGCGCCGAGGTCGGCAAGCGGGTCACGGGCACCAGGGCCACATCACCCTGGCGCTCGATGTCCACCAGGTCTTGCTCGCGGCAATTCCAAATCTTGGACAAGACGTAGCGAACGCAGCTCTCGGGGGTTTCCATGGCCTTCTTGGAGCGGGCGGGGGACTCAATCGGATGGGCAAAGAAACCGCCGCTTTCGGTGGTGCCGATCAGGTAGTAGTCCTTACGCACCTGGGTAAAGCGCCGGGGATGAAAAATCGCCTGCCGCACCTGGACGACGGCCAAGCCCTGGGCCGGGTCGTAGCCGTAGAGGTCGCAGTTGATAGCGCTGCCGCGCTGCTTTTTGTCGCTCTCGATTCCCGTTTTCCAGGAACCAGCGGCTTCCGCAGCGCGCATCAGGTCTTGGCACCACGTCGGGACTTGGGTCAGTGCGTTGTAGCTATTGCGGTTGGTGTTGGTGTTCATCTCGCTATCCTCGGAGCGTGGCTCCGTCGTCAGCCCCCGGTGCCCGCCGGGTCGGTTGAGTTCTGCTGTCCTCTTGGTATTACTTTAGTAACACCTAGCCAGGGTGTCAAGGGCCAGGGTGAAAATTATTTTGGGAGCTGATTGCGCCGAATCGCCTGGTACGCATGGGCCAGCAGATCCGCCCCCGCCTGATACACCGCCTCGTAGAGATCGCTCCATCGTCGCCACTGGCGCGGGTCTATCCCACAGGCCCGCGCTCGCGCACTCAGCCCCCGTCCTTGAGCCGTGGCGAACCCGCCGCGCAGGTCCCGCAGGGCGCACATGGTCATCCTCAGCGCCAACTCGTCAGACACGGTTCTGTTATCCCGCGCCGTGATTTTGAGGCACCGCAGCGCCAGGATCATCGCCGCCTCCCTGGCATCCCGTGAGCGCCAATCCTGAGCGGTGTCGCCGTGGACGAAAACCCAGCGATAAATTATCCAGGCATCATGACTCATGCCCTGACAGGCCAGTGCCGCATCGGCCAGGTCCGGCTTGTCGATGCTCCCGGCGCCCACGCTCCAGCGCTGGGTAGATTCTGTCAGCAGCGTACCGACTCTAGCCGGGCTCAACATGGGTAGTATCCTGGGGGAGGTGGTGGGGACATGGCGCATCGTGGCAGTGATACGCCGGCCTCATGATGTTGTAGTGCCGATCAGCCTCACCGTTGCGGTCCAGCCAGCGGCGGCAGGCTTCCCTGGCCATGCACAAGCGGTCAAAACAGCGGGGTTCGCTAGGAGGCAGCTCAGACATCGCCGCCAGCATCCGTTTTACCAGCTTCCTGGCCCGTTCCTGGCGCTTGCGGACCCTGGGTAGTAC